CGTACAAGTGCAGCTCGTCATCTTGATGTACAAAAGTACATCTGCCTGTGATATTGAAGGAACTTAGTGGAACGGGGTCATTCCACTAAAATTCTTCAATACCCATGAGTTTAGCAACCATCACGATGACGCTCAGGAGCATCACGGGTGCGGATGCAAGGATAACGGCGAATGCCACACACTGGATGACCTGCAAGGCGAACCAGGTAGGAAAGATATTGTCCCGGAACAGACAGAATGCAAGGACCACAAGGCCAATGCAGAACCACGAGCCCTGGATGTCGTACCGGCTCGGGCAGGAATGATATGCTATCTGGCTCATGACGATTGCGAGTATCCAGATGGCAGGATGCTTGAAGCAGTCATTGCCAAGACTCGACCAGAGCCCAAGAAGCAGCTGGCTCATGGTGCAAATCTGAACCATGCCGAGGATTCCTGGGGCAATGCCGATGAGGGTCTGTTGGATGCAGCGGAACGGATAAAGGCCGCGTGGCGTGTAGTTCACATAGCCGAGAACTTCGTCATCCTGCTTCTGGAAAATCTTGTAGAGCTTCACGCCGTCGATTCGAGCACCGGTGAAGATGGCAACCAGAAGATGGGAGAGCTCATGGTGGATAACACCGATTGCAGTAACACGGGTATCGTAGAACCTTGCCGTCTTAGTGCCGAACGCTTTCATGACAAGCCAGAGACTCAAGTTTCGGCCAAGCCATTCGATAGCAAGAATCACCACAATGGTTAAGACAAGGCATTGTCCCTGCCAGGCATCGAGATGTTCAAGAATCATGCTGCTGCTCACACAATCACCTTCCGCACGCTTTGGTACGTACAGGTCCCAAGCCGCTTCAAGCAGCAAAATTTTGGAACCCGCCACAATGGGAATCTGGCAAATGCAACACGGTGAATGCAGGCGTATTGGCAGGCTTGATGGCTTGTCCTGCAGATGCACAGGTATCGATATTGCTTCATGTCCAGACCCTCCTGCTATGATTTAATTCTGACCTACCTCCGGGCAAGCCCGGGAGGTTCTGGAAGCGGCTGTGCAAAAAGCGTTACTTCGATTGCTCGTTTCAGGCTTTAAGCATCGGCATCGCTAGAGCCAGAACCGTGAATCAAGCTCCCCTTTGTGAACATTAGCGATTCACTTCGTCTGTTTAGACGGGACCGTGGTCAACAGGCCCCTAAAAATCTTAGATACCAGAATTACAGACTTTTTGTCCGCTGGTTTTTATATCGGAAATGCACTTATCATGTGCTTTTTTGAAAGTTTCGTATTTCGAAATGCAAATATCTTGGTTAATTGTCTTGAAATCGTCATTGTGGCAAAGAAGCAAAAAAGCAGAATAAATATCGCGTTGTACTTTTGTACCGTCCTCGAATTTGTGCCACCGCTGACTCAATTTCTTTTTGTTATAGCTGTTGCTTTTATGGTCGTATTGGCTTGCGCGATACATATTATCAACTACATGGAAGTGATTTTCGCTAAACTTTGAATGAAGTTGTGCATAAAGATGCCCTGGACAACGGTGAAGAATCGAATGTCCAAAACGCTTTCTGCGCTTTTGCTTTTTTCCTTGTTCAGGAACAGAAGGTTTCGCTTTCTTCTGAAGAGCTTTTACATTGCTTCTTTCGATAGTTATATCATCGCCCATAGCTCGAATCCTATTTGCCAATTCGTTATTGGCATACTTGCGACTCAAGGCATTTTTTCGGCGAAGCTCTTTTAAGCAAGCTTCTTTTATCCTATATTGCTTTGATTTCTTCCAAGGCTTGTGAACGCCCTTTTTGACTGTACCGTCTTCATTGTAACGGTCTTTGTTGTTTGCTCTTCTGCTGCGGTCAAGCGCTCTTAGAAAAAGCCGCTCTTTGCGCTCATGCCTTTTTGTTGATTTTCCGTTCCGCTCGGCAAGGTTCTCCAAGATTACAGAAGTTTCCGATACAGCCGCAACGCTTTGAGGGCCAAGGTCTACGCCAACAAGTCCCTTACCACAAGGGTGCTTTAAGCAGCCCGACTTTGTGTATTTAGGAACCGGGTCCCCTTCAACGGTGATGTGAGCGTAGACCCTCAATTTGCCGCGAATCGTCACGCATTTGAGAGCAACGAAACAGGGTCTATATGTATTTTGTGGGATGCCGGTTTTCGAAAAAATGGCAACAGCCTTTTTCTCGGTTTCAAGGTCAGAAACAAACGCCTCAATGCAAGCCAGTTCGTTCTTTGCAAACGAATCATTCTTCTTGACTATCAACGCAAAGTCATCGATAGCGCCCATCTTGCATCGTGGAACGCCATCAACAAATGATAGTGTAATTCCACGCTCAATTTGTTTAGCTCGAATCAGGGGAAGTTCTCCACGCTTTGCGTAGTTGAGGTGCTTACCGCTTTTATACAAAACTGATTGAACAGCTGCCCAAACGTTTTCGGTTTCGGATAGCAAAAATACAGCTTTTATTTTGCCGCCTTTCGAAATTCCCGCCATATCGTGGCGCAAATCTTCCATTGTCAGCTTATATTGTGCTTGAAGCCTTTCGAGCACATCAGCAGCATCTTTAGCCTTTTCCTTAGCTTCGTGATATTTCGGAGTACCTTTATCCAAAGAAGAAAGCACAGAACTTGCATTATGATACTGCTTTAGGGCTTCTCGGTATGCTTTTGTACGAAACAATTGAGATACTCGCTTTTGCGCAATGTTCGTAAGGTGGTTTCCATAAACTCTTAAATCATTTGCAATATGAAACAGCTTGCGCTTATCATCTTCCTTGATTTGTGCTTCCAGAGCCAAAACATGCCGACTTGCCGCAGCACGATGCTTTTTGCGTTCGTCCTCATAAGGAGTTCTGATATGCTTTTTGCGAGTCGCCATGTTTTCACCACCTAGTTTTTTGTTCTTCTATATGTTTTTTCACCGTTTCAGCACTAATCTGGCCAGCAGAAGCAATGTAATATCCACGGTTCCATTTAGGGCTTTCAACTTCACCACGCTCGATAGCGCGGATGCCGCACCATTCGGCACGATAAGTGATGCTCTCAATCAACTCAATTATACCATGAGCCGAACATGCCCTCAATGCGAAGGGCGAATTGTTAGCAGTTTAGACACAAATGCAAGAAGCAAGAAATCCAGGCAGCCGAAGCCCAATGGAGCAGCTACGCAAGCTAAGGCACGGAATGTGGAGGGATGAGAAACAAGCAGCTACGCGAATGCCAGGGAGCAAAGAAGCACCAGCCCAAAAGCAAGGCAGCTACGCTCCAGACGGCAGTGGACACAACTCGCAACAACCCGCAACGGCCGCCAAATTGCAGCTAAGGAATAGTGGGTTTCCTAAGGCAAAGCTATGACAAAGCCAATCCCAAGGAACTCAAAGCTAATCCTAAGCAATCCTAAGCTAACTCTAAGCCAATCCTTCTCAGTTCAAATCTAGTAGTCTCTCTTACTTATCAATGCCCTTTATATATAATATATAGAGTTCTACTAAGGGGACGCGAACAAAAGCCTGAAGAACATTGCCAACTCGTTTGACATTCTTAGGCAGGGTCCGTTTTTCAGGAGAAATCGGGCTCCTGAACTCCTATTACCAGTCCAGCCGACTATAAATTTTTAAGTCGGAAAAGCCGTCATGGCCGCCACGTGGGCCACTTCATCCGTCCGCAGTTCAACTGTCAGCCCCAAAAGGGTGGGATTTGTGTCAGATTCCTTTAGATTTCGTTCTCACTCGCAAGCGGGCGTGTCCTCCGAAAGGATACACTTATCCTGTGGTTTTGGTTTTGAAACAACAGCATGAACGCGAAAATATTGTAGCGTTTGCCAGCATTTGTGGTCCGTGAAATCCTCTACCAGCATCCCGGCATTGCGAGCGTGACTCCTGAGCCGCAGCCTGTTCGGGAATTTTGTTCTCACTCATAAATGGGCGTGTTCTTCTCGAACGTGTGAGTCTAAATTTTGCCTCACCGGGACTGTCAATAGTGAATTGAACTTTGCACAAAAGGAAGAGATTCGCTTCAAATCCTGCACATCAACCCGGCAAACTTGTGTTCTCGCTCTTAAAAGGACGTATCCGTTTGCCGACCAGAGATACAGGTTCAATTAGAAATGACTTCCAGCATATAGCTTTTTAAGGTTCAATTCGCGCAAAAGAGATATGTAATTGTGAAGGTACTAAAAAGGTTCAGGTTGCAACTTGCCGCGTTCGACCGTAATCAAAATGCCTTTGAACTTTGCCAACGCCGTCCCAGAGCTGACTTATCGCAGAGCAGCAGCTGGTCGCGTAGTTGTTCAACGCATCCTTGACGGAGTGCCAACCTTTGTGGGGTTGAGGTTCAAAGCACAGCTGATTGTACGCATCACTGAATGGAGCAAAAGGTACATTGTCGTCTGGCTTGTTGTCATCCTTAGAAGAGTTCTTCTTCTCAGTAGTGACGGTCTCGGTACTGTCAGCAGCCTTGGCGGTCGCAACCGTCTCAGCAGTTTCATTAGCTTCCTGCGGCTTTGCCGTTTCCAGCTCGTCAGCCGTCTGTGGTTCGGGAGTCTCCACGATAACCTCGACACGACCAATGAGCTTATTAACCGCCTTGTCAATGAGCATAAGGTCTTCTTCAGACACAGAATCAAAAGTCCGGTTCAGAGCGTTGAACACCGTGTTCCGGTTAACGCCCATCAGTTCAGCAACTTTCTGCTTCTGATATCCCATCTCAACGAGCCGCTGAGCTGTCAGGTTCTTGACGCGGAATGCCTGCTGTTCCTTCTCCACGATATCAAGACCACGCACTTTAGCCTGCTCATATACAGTGGGAACCGAGATTTTCAGTTCCTTTGCAATGGCACGAACGGACATTCCGGAAGCATAGAGTTCCGGGATGCGGTTATAGATGACCATGCGCTGTTTCCGGCGTTCCTGAGCCTCGTACTTTTGACGATGGTTCCGGATGCGGAGGTCGGGAATGATGCCGTGGTTGATGAGAACACCGAGCATGTAACGGTCAGCCTTGGAGCTTGCAATCGGAGGCGGGATTTCGCCTTTTTCGTAACGCTTTGGCTTAGATTCGCTTTCGCTCTTCTTCCCTTCCGCCTTAGCTTTGGGATTCTTGAGAGCACTTGCGGGAATGCCGGAGAGTGCTTCAATTGTCGAGTTCTTGCAAGGGTATTTGCAGGTGGAAACGAGATGCGCAACTTCCTTGTCAGAAAGTGGTTGAGAAAAAGTGCGGTTGATGAGCTGTGCCTTATCCATATCCGGATGACCGCCACGGTCATAGCAGGTGGAAAGTACAGCCAAGAGGGTGTTGTGGCGGTTTCCTTCGCCACACGGATTTGCCTGAAGGTAACGAAGCGCCAGCTCAAAGCGGCAGACGAAGTTTGCTTTCCGTTCTTCCTTCTTCTTGTAATTGTTCAGAACGTCAAGAAGATGCGGATAGCGCATGCACATTGCCGCGAAGCGCTTTTTAGCCCAGTCAAGGATTTCGTCCTCAGTCTTGTTGAAATTCGCGTCAGACGGAGCAACTTTCTCATCAGCAAACCGATAAGGGACTTCATACTGGTCGGCGAGCTTCAGCAGGTTGAAGGGCTTTCCTTCAGGGACCCGAATACAATGGCAGCAGCGTTTTGCCTTGGTGTTGTAAGTACCAGGCAGACGAGCAACGCGATTGGTTTCATGCACTGCCTTATCCAGCTCAACATTTGCCGTGAACTGGGCCTTCTCAATCAACTCATTCAGCTTGTGAGAAATTGCTCTATGTACGCCGCTGTAGGCCAAGCCGTAAGAGAGATTGTTTGGGTTGCAGGGCTCAAGAAACACAAACAAGCCAACACCACGGCCGCTGTTAGAAACTGCACAGTCCGGAATCTCATGATGATTCACGGCATCCAGTACAAGTTCACCGATGCGGTCGCTGATGTCAGCTGGTGCGTTTTCGCCGTGGCAATCAATGTCAAAGAACAGAACGCGCAGCTTTTCGACATCCGCCTTACGACGGATACCTTTTCCGCGCAGAGATTTCTGAGGATGGAACGTATTGATGGAGAAGTAGATGTTGGTAGAGGTATCCCAATAAGTCGGGGTCCCATATTTCGGGCTGACTTTATCAAAGATGCGCTCACGAACACCTGCTTCCAGAGACTCAGAATTGATTTGGGCAACGGTCTTCATTTTCTCTTCGCCATTTGTCCGAACCAAAAACTGAGTCACGCCATCAGCGTTCACATCGCTCAGCAGCTTTACAAATGCGTCATCAAGGGCAGTGCAGCCAAGTGCCTGTCCGAAGATGGTATTCGTTTTCGTAAAGCTGTTATTCAACATTGATGTGTCCTTCTGATTTTGTATTCAGGTGTTGGGATTTTGACCCATACTTTCATTGTCTGCAATTCGCACACCTTCGCCAGGCATCAAACGGTAGAATTGATGCCGGCTTCGAAAGAATGTTTTGTATATATTGCACAAAACAAATCTGGAACAAAACCCAGCAACGATTGGGGCGCTCTAAAGATATGTCCAAAAAGCAGTCAGCACTTTAGATTCAGCTGAACACATGTACAAAAAATGCCCCTGGCCGAAAATATCGGTCAAGGGTTCTGTTTTTTAGCTCTCAGATGGAACAAAAACAACGAAATAATCGTCTTTATATCCTTGCGTCCAGCCAGAAAGCTGGTTCATAAATTCAATACAGGGTCCACTTTGAGAGCGTCGCAAAAGGATGGCATCAAAGTCAAATTGATTCAAACAGTCTTCCATGCCAGTGTCGGTGGAATAGCTCATGAATGCAAAATTCACACTTGCTTCGATGACATCGTCCGGGAATAGGTCTGCTCTGGAATCCGCGAAGCTTTTGATGCCATGATAGATGCAATATCCGCCGTCGTTGTAGGAGGTGTAGAGGCGCTGCGGGTTGAGGTCTTGGATGTATGAGACAAGGTCAGCTGTGATGTAATCCCCTGTCTTATCGGGGTCGTTGGCCATGGAAGGTGCATAGACAGCAGATACAAGAACGAGCACGGCAGCTGCAGCGATAGTGTATTTCTTGGTGTTTCCCGCCCAGGAACTGTTGGGCCTGCCGCCAGCTTTCCACATCCGGTTTTCCTGTGCGGAGATAAGAGAAGTGAGGAACCGGTAAATGAGGGGAGTTATGACGATAACCCAATAGCTGCGGATGCGGACATACATTGCTGTCATGAACAGGCAGCAGAGATACGGGGCAAATTCTGTGAGCTTTACCTTCATCTTGTAGGCTACAATCAGGAACAAGAAGGCAAGACACAGAAACACAACTTCATTGGCAAGATGGCTCGGCATCCATTCAGAAACATATTTCTTGGTCGTTTCATTGTTTGTCACAAAGAAATAGATATAGAGCTTGATGCCGTATGGATTCAGGAGTCCGGCCAAAATATCGGAAAGAAAGACCTGGAACAGGGCACGGAACCGCTTCTTTGAGTCGCCCTTTTCGTTATAGATATCAAAGGCATTGATGTCAGGAGCAAAGCACAAGACCAGGAACAGCAGATTGAACGCGAACAGAATGGGCAATGCCCCGCCGTGCAAGTTTGCCCAAAGAACGCTCACAACAGGAAGCAGCCAGCGGAGCTTTGTGTCAGGTTCTTCATAGACTTTGTTCAGCAGATAGAATCCGATTGCAAAGAGCGTTAAGCCGATGCTTTGCGGTCTTCCTGCCCAGTCGAGCGGCAGCGTGACAAGGGCCAAAGCCAGGACATTCATAAAAGGGTCTTTGATTTGTCTGCCCCAGATATATTCAATGAACAGACAGTAGGCAAAGACTGTCACTGCGATGAACCCAAGCATTCCGTAGACGGGATTTGTGGAAATGCAGGAAAACGCGTAAAGAATCAGGCTGCCGAGCCATGAATGAGCGGTTTCCTGCAAATTAAGTTCCGGACCAAGCCAGGAGAAAGTATCCTGAGTTGGAATGGCTTTATTTTGCCAGATACTTTTTCCCAGGGTGATATGCCAGAAATAATCGCTGTCAACGACTCCTTGCCTTTCTGCCATAATGACGGCAATAGCGGTTACAATGACGGCCGCAAATAGATAGAGTGTTTTATTTGACCTTTTGGCTTTAAGTGCAAGCATAATGATTCCTCCAGCTTTTATTATTCACTGTCTTAATTGTCCGCAATTCGCAAATTCGAGCAACAAAAAGAGCTGCCCATCCGAAGATGGACAGCTCTGGATTAGACATATGCAGGTCTAAAATATTGAGTCCTATATCTTATTGCTGTCCCAAACCGCACAAGCCACCGAAGCGACGATACAGCCACCGGCGACATGAAGCATTAGAACTGCAACGCTGATGAGAGCACCGAGCGTTTCGTGGCTGAGACCGGAATCGAAGATACCGATATCAGCAATTAGGGATATCGCCATTATCACGAACGTTCCTGCAGTTGCAAAGCAGCCAATTGCGGGCTTAGAATTCTTCAGCCAGCCGAACATTTCTTTGGCTTTGGTTATGAACTTGAGCTCGTCTTTCTCGATGTAGAAATACCGTTCCCTTGTCGCACAAGCCGATACATACAAGGCAGCCAGCGCAGAGGCCACGCCGAAAATGCAGAATGCGGTGGTTCCGGTCCTGACAAAAGAACCCAGGACCAGCATCAGAATGGATTCCGACGTCAGCGGAGTTACAGCTTTCAGCAGAGACTGAATCAGAATGAGAAGCAGGGTGACTCCGATTGCTTCCGCCGCGATAATAGCGGATATGGCAGAGATTCGAGCTGCAGCGTAGTCGTTGCGAATGGTATCAGATTTCATAGTTTTGCACTCCTTTGATATGTATTCAAGCGATTCCGTGGATTGTTTTAATGAGGTAAACTTTGTTAGACTTGTTGCTGAGCCAAAGCCTTTCCGCTGCCGGGTCCATTAAGCCAAACCGCTTATGAACCGCGTGCAGGAAGCAGGCTTTGATTTCAGCGTCCGATGAGGTATACGATACGCGGGCGCACCGAATATCCATATCGTTGAACTCGTGTTCAAAGAACAACGTCAGCAGAAGGATTTCCTCGTGAGTATCATGAACCCCATCCTGAAAAAGAGAACCATCCTCGTTCAGAATGGTCGCCTGTGTGTTCTCACACATATGCTGGTGAACCATGAGGTTCACAACATCAGGCCCCAGACGAAAATCTTTCTGCGTCGGATTTTTATAAAAGTGGTACAGATTCGGGCAGAGATGATTCATCACATACCGTACCTGTTCCTCTTCTGTCCCCTTGTCAGAGGAATCCGCAAACCATTGAGGAAACTTTGCGTAGGAATAGGAGTTCTGCGGCAGGTAGAGCTTTTCGAGTAAAGCCTCGACTCTCTTCCCCGGCTCAGACGGTTCATATTCGTGTTTGTCTGCTTTCTGGATAAGGTACTGAGACCAATCGATGGGTGATTCAAATCCGTGGTATTTCATAATGTTAACCTCCTTATGCGGCTGCATCGTAAGACACAACACCAGCGACCAAATACCGATTTTTGCAGCCCGTAAGTTTCTGAGCCGCAGTTTCTGCAAAGTGCAGATATGCGGTCATCAAGGTGCTGTCAGACAGTCGATAAGCGTCAATGGAAACAACAGACAAAACGACCAGGTTGCCGCGTTCATCCAGAACGGATTTCCAGCCGTTTGCCTCACAGATACTTTGCATATCAGCGAGGTAGCTGGAAGCAACCGGGATAATTGCCTTGACAAGGATTCGAGCCTTGCCGTTGTAGAGTGGAACGGAACGGCCAATGCCGCCTAACACCTTAAACATAAGAGCACCTCCAGCGTTCTGTTTTCTACAGCGCTGCATCCTGTTCAAATACAGCGTAAAAGTTGTGATAGCGTTCAAATTCGTCCTTGACCCACTCGCCTGCAATGTACAGAGGAAGGTCGTCAAACTCTTTGCAATCGTCGAGAGTGTACGGAACGGCGTCATCGTGGCACCCATTTTCCTTATCGACCGCAAGCATTTCATCAGCCGCTTTCTTGGCCGACTCAAAGTTCATATGTACCCCGCCGCAAATTGCAACGGAGTCAAACGTGCCGATATCTTCATTGGAATAATGGGACAGGATAGCATAGCACTTATGGCGTTCGGGTACGCCGCTCAAAGTGTTCAGTGCCATAGTTGCGCCGTCCACATAGCCGTAGCAGTAGGCAGCATTGTAGCAAGTTTGGTCTGTGTAGCTGTTGGCCTCCTGGTTCTTGGCTTTGATGAGTTTGCAGATAATTTCTTTGTTATTAGACATAATAAATACCTCCATAGTTGTAGTGTTAAAACGGGTTGGGACAATGTTGCCCTAGAGCAATCGTCCGTTCTGCATGGCTTCACCGAAATAGGAATCGACCACCTCTTTTGCGAAAGCAAAATAGGTTTCTCGGTTCTCTTCCGTGACCCGTTCAGCAAGAACAGGTGTGTTCAGCTTCACGCACAGACGATTGGCAAAGTTCACCCGTGCCATCAGCCCTTCGTGCAACGCACGGCGATGACGGTCGAGTTCCATGACGTACTGTCGAAACTCCTCACCGTCCATCGTGAAACGCGCGTGCTGTATCTGGACTTCCTGACTCGACACTATGTTGACGTAATCAACACAGGTTTTGAGCATCACGACAACGTCATCAACGCAGTCGTTCAGCAGTTCAGAGGCCATGAGGGCGGTGTACAGGTCGTTGACCTTGCAGCAGAGGGTGTTGTTGCGGCTATTCAGATTGATACTCATACGTCTCCCCTTAACGCGGGGTCATCGTGCGGCTCTTGGCTTTTGCCTCCACCGCAATGTGGACCCCGTAAAGGGCTTGGATTGATTTACTTGTTACAGATGCTTCCGGCTGAACCGGTCGTATAATAGGTGTTGAGAACCTCTTTGGCGAATGCAGTGTAGGCCGGGGAATTAGCAAGAGAATACATGTTGCCGGAGTTCATTTCGGCTTCAATTGCGTCTGCCACATTTCCAGCAATCTGGTCTGTGTTGTATTTCTTGCACAGCCGGTTGAGTAAAGCGACATTGGCAGCCGCGTTTTCGAGCAAACTGGTACGGGCAGAATCGACGCTGTGATAAAAAATGCGGTAGCTTGCAGCATCCATCGTGATACGAGCTTGCTGAATTAAGATTTCTTGTTCAGCCAAAAAACTGGCATAATTTGCAAGACTATTGAGACTGTCAACGACCATAAAGGCGAGACCACTATCACCAGCCTTCTGCATTGCTTCGTATAGTGCTGCGACTTTCTTTGTGAGAAGAGTGTTCTGGTTATTAGGGTTAAAATTCATGAAATCGTTCCTTTCTTTTTCATGTAAACAAAAAAAGCAGGCCCATCCGAAGATGAGTCTGCTTTCTGCTACAGGTTGTGAATAACTATGGATTTGCTGGTATCCATCGTACAAGACTGATTTTATTCATTCCGCAAGCGCGGTCAAGCAAAATCAGCCTTTGTATTCTTTAGAAACCTTCTTTGCCAAATATACCTGCCCCTTAGGAGTAATCAGCGTCTTACGCGATGTATGGTAAGTGGTGCCGACATAGTACACCGTTTCCTTAACCTCGAAGATTTCCTGGTCGATGTAGCGCTGGTAAGCAACATTTGCAGAGTCAATATACTTTTCTTTGCGCAGCCACGCCATCAGACGGTTGCGGCCGATGCTGATACGGTCGTTGGCAAGACATTTTGCAAACTCGCCGAAATCGACGCTGTTCACGGATGCACTCACCGCGCGATGGAACTCAACACTCTCCTGCTGCACGCCGATAATGTTGTCCTGATTCTTGACAGCTTCCAGCGAAGTGACAAGCAAAGCCTTGGTTTTGGCGTCCGTGTTCGGGAGCCAATTATCGACAAAGACCACAGGGTCGTTTACATAGCCACCGGTCTGGCGAATCCGGGGCAAGAGTTCGTCAAAAACCCAGGTCTCAAACTTTTCCGCTTCGGGTTTGTTGGAGCGGCAAATGAGGCGATACACGTTGCCTTCTGAGATGAACTTGATGATGCGGGGAACGCCGTTCACATCCGTCCTGCCAGCCTTGATGCCATCATGGCGGCAATGTATGTTCAGCTCATGGCTTGGGTTTGAATAGCCCAAGGCCGAGCAAACATCTGCGGCGCAAAAATAGAATTTGTTGTCATCCTCCATGATGCGCAATTCGCCGAACATTTCGGACAAAAAGACTTCAGGTACACGATTTTTCATAGTATTTCCCTCCAAAAAAAGTACCCTAACAAATCGTTAGGTCATGCCTGTTTTTTAACGATGGTATGTACGAATGGTTTTGCAAAAGTATTCGCGAAATTATTCGCTGTATGCTTATTTTGCCGGAACCTCAGCCCCGCACTTGGAGCATGTGAACAAATCCTCGGCATCAGGTGCATGGGTCACTTCATCGCAGTCAGATTTGGCTTCGATAAAGTCGCCGTCCTCGTCCACCAGCCAAGTCTGGGTTACATGCGCAGTTGTGATGAATGTAGTGTTGCCGCATTTAGGGCAAGGACCGATTTTCAGATTAGCAGTCATTGTTGTTAATTTCTTCCTTTCTTGTGTTCGCGCAAACAAAAAAGGCAGACTCACCCGAAAGTGAATCTGCCTTCAATGTGCGAGACTGTGAATTGTACGAACGCAAAACGCGCCTGGTAGATGGTATCTATCGTACAACTAAAAGTTTATGCCGTTCGCAAGCGGCGTCAACAAAAAAGCAAAGTCCGCCTACCGATACGGTAAACGGGCGAAAATCACAACAGTTTATACATGAAAACGCAAGTTACATCATAGGACGGTTTGCATGTTTGATAAACAAATTGTTCGTCTTGCTTTTGTAGGGACAAAAAGCCTAATCGTTTGTAGTAGTTTAACAAAGGAACTTGGTCAAGAGCAAAAATATACAAAATTTTTACACCAAGTGTTTCACGAATTTCTCTTATCTGAGGCATGATAAATCCATAGAAAATTCGTGCTCCGACCATTGTAACTTTAGGGTGACGCACTCTGTATTTGCCGTTTACAGCAAAATTCGTAAGCTCGATTCCAGAGATGACATTCGTCGATTCATTTTGCCTCAACAAGATATTTCCTGCACGAATCGAATAATATCCAACAAGTTCGCCGGTCCCTTTTTGCCGAATCAAATAGGTGCGGATATTTCCGGATTCTTCATCAACGAAAGCTTGGTCTTGCAGATATCTTGTCAAGCCATAGCCTTCTGGCCTAGTAGGTTGGAAATCTTGGATAAGGGATTTGTGGTCACTTTTTTCGCCAAGATGTTCCCGATAAAATTTTGGCTCAAATCTGAGCTCCATTTGCTTCAAGTGTCCGCAAACGTGCGTCCTCTTCTGCGATTTTTTTCATAGCTTGTTCATCGGTTTCGGTAGAAGGTTCGCCATTCATGATTTGATTATAAAGACACTCAGCATCTTTACCATCGATGTATGTAACATCAGGTGAAAAAACGAGCTTTCTTTCGCCAGTAGGCGTGATGATAAAATGATATTTTTTCATTGTAAGTTCCTCGCTCATTACGGACTCTCCTTTCTTTCAAAATTTAGGAGAGCTCTTTTGTCTTTACATTTATTGTAGCACAAAAAAGTTCTCGGTTCAACAAAAAACAACATTGACACAAAGTATTTTAGCGTTGCTATATCATACGTTTTCCTCCTTTATCACAAACAAAAAAGGCAGACTCACCCGAAAGTGAATCTGCCTTCATTGTACGAGATTATAAATTTTTCGTACGGCCCAAATGGCGCTATAGATGGTATCTATCGTACAGCTTTTATTATCAGCCTTTCGCAAGCAGTGTCAACAAAAAAGCCCCCTCATCCCAAAAGGGATGAAGGGGCAAATATTATTGTTTCGTTTCTTTCTCAGCCGCGCAGCGGGCCCAGAAATCGTCGTCCATCGGGATAAACATCAGGTGGTAGCTGGTGTCAGGTTCAGAATTATCAGTGATGATAAATCCTTCCGGTACGCTTTTGATGGAAACGGCCACATCCGTTTTGTTCAAAAAGTTGCGGTAGCAGTCCATTGGAGCCTCGGGACCAGGTTTCAGCAAATAAGTGCCGATATCGCTGGTTTCACCGTTGCGGGTACATGTGATTTTATAGAGCTCTTTTGTAAACATGTTAGTTCTCCTTTCAAAAGTTTCCAATGACATCGAAATCAATGTCGTAATCATCGAAAATATCAATGGTTTCAAAGTAATGGCTTTCATCAACCAGAATCAGTCGATGGCAGTCAAGTGAATACGGAATCGCTTCCTGAGCAAGTGCGGCGCATGCGGCAGCAAGGCCAAACGCCAAGAATCTTGTAATGAGAAATACCTCCTTTATTCCGGTTGAAAACTTACATCGTTGCGAAAGAAAGCCTCAACAGCGGTGCTGTAATCATCATTGTTCACCGATATACAGTACTCGCCGTGTACCCGGTAAGGGATATGCGCTTCTTTCAAAGCCGCAGCAGCTTCCTTCGTGCTATAAACGAAAAATCTGGCCATTATCATTCCTCACAAATCGCATTGTCTTTGCCAGTCATCTCGCCGTATCGCGTATCCCACTGAACGATTTGGTCAGCTCCGACAATGCCACGGAGACTCAGCAAGCAACTGTTGCGCGGATGACACCAGATGGTGCTGGGTGCTTCGTTTTCGAGGAAAGCGCCGCAAAACGGACAAGGCTTCTTAGGAATGATTTTGTTAGGGCGCAGCATGCTTAAACCTCCTCATACTCAATGTCATACTCATCGAATGCGTCGAGAGCATCATCGTAGAGAGAATCGTCCACCATAATGCGGTCACCATCATCCAAATCGTAGTCGATGTCGTAAAGGTCAAGAGCATCGCATGCCCCATACAAGCTTGGCGTATAAAAACGAACCATTTTTGTCACCTCATGTTATTTGTACGGCTCGTCAAACGAGCTGTCTACTGTTTCTTTATGTCCGCAGGAATCACAGAGCAAACAACTGCAAGCCTTGTGAGTGTGTCCGGTTGGGAGGCCGTGATTGTCCAGCTCCTTTTCTAAGAACCAGACAGGCTTGAGCGTAAAGCCGCAGGAAGGACAAGGAATCGAAGGGATTGTCGTATCGTATCTCCCCTTACTCGTCCACTTCAACGGCATTAGTCACCTGATAGCCGCCATCGCGCAAAGCACACGACAGGTTTTCGCCAAGCTGCATGGCAGTCCCAGCATCGTTGGCGTCAAGTGCCTTCTGTACTTTCTTGATGGCATCCTCAGGGGTGTTGGCATCAACATAGATGGTGGTGGAAACGGTCACAATAACGTTAAAACTTTTCATGATATTTCTCCTTTTATTATTCGATTGGATTTTTGTATTCGGTCCAGAAGAAAAGGCGCTGAGCGGGTGTCAAGCGTTCCTTTTCATTGGATTTTTTGTTCAGTTCATCGGCGAAACGGTTACAGTCAAAAGGATAAGGAACTTTGTATTTCTTCCCTTCCTTGACGACCATGACATAATGGCTGTCGCAAACCGGGAAACTGCTTCCGTCAGAGAAGGTTTCCTCGTGACCGGAGCAAAAGACGTACAGACGAGAATAGCATTTGCCAATGGTGTCTTTTTCAGAGACTTTGATATAAGCAGCTCGAAACAACTCGTGAGGATGTTCGCAATAAAAGTCAGCGACTTCATCGTCGGAAGCAAGCTCCATCACTTTGACATCGAAGTTCTCGAGGTCCTGAATCAGCAGCTGCTCCCCTGCATCACGAATGAAATTCATGATGGGGTAGTAGTCGCCAGCTTCACAGCTATAGTCTTCTCCGCACGCCGCATAGCAGCGATGTTTGCGGAATAGATGATTGTCAATCGACTTCTCATACTGTTTGAGGGCCTGATGTGTGAACGCCATGCCTATGGTTTCATACGAGGAAGAAGGAAGCAGAACCGTGATATCATCTGCTGTATCATACCCGCGTGCCGTGGAGTACATATCGACATAGTCGGCCATCGTGTCGAGACAGTGCGAATCACGAATATCGCGGATGTCTTCCCTGTCGGCATTCTTTTTGTCAACCAGTTCTTCGTACGGAATGAACGGGTCAAACCGAGGATGCTCATTGTATTCCTGAATCGATTCTTCGTCGTCAAGGCACAGATTGTCCTTGACCAAATCTGTCACCGAGTCATAAGTCGCGCCCTCGAACAAGAACTGCGCACCATCGAGGTCATAGTCCGAATCGCAAGCTTCACGTAAGGATACGCTGTGCTCAGATTCTTCTTGTTGCTGCAAAAGATGAATGGGTGTCTTGGTCCCGAAATTGTCAACGGAGCCCGGGAACTGCAGAGCTGCATACTGCTTGAGGTAGTCGCTGCTGGTGTCATTGACCAGAACGGATTGGTTTGTTTTGTTAGACATAGATAATACACTCCTTAAAATTTAATATAAAAAGCGGGCTTCCTGAATAACAAGAAGTCCGCTCTTCAACGAAATTGTGAATAGTACATGCACAAGAGACCTTGTCAAAGACAAATGATATCTATCGTACAAATATTATTATCTCTGATTCGCACGTATCAGCAAGACGTATTTGTGCCAAAGTTTTGACGTTCTGGACAGTACCAATGGCGTCAGTCCTCGATAGCGATGGGAGGCGTTTTGTCGAGCAGCGTGTCGATGTTCCAGCCGCAGAGGGTTAGGAGTACTTCGGACGCGGGACTCTGATTCCGGATATCGTTTGCCAGATGAAACCCGATGTGTGCATAGGCATCATCATCGCTTGCAATTTCGTTCTTGATAGTTTCGGCAAAATTTTCAGCCAGTTCCGCGTTATCGGCGATGACATTCATAGCTTCGTTCATGACGCGGTCCTTGACCACGAATGCGTCATCAGCAGAATAGTCACATTCCGGACAATGCGGTTTAGCCTTTACACCGCTGGATACGGAAATAAGCTTGCAGCCACAAGACGGGCAAGTGAAGAAATAGGGATGGTCAGTAGGTAAAGTAATCATGTGTTTACATACTCCTTTTGAAAATATTGGTAGTCTTATAAAATGAAAAAATCATGCACAGGCATCATTGGGGCCTGTGCAGGGTAATGATTTCCAGGGAACGATTGCTCCCTGCCGGTTAGATGTATTTGAGTTTTTGTCCGCAAACAGGGCATCGCTCATAATGTGGATTCTGGTAGTACCCATCGTTGCAGTCCCCGCCTAAGTCCGCATCGCAATGTGGGCAGAGGTTCGGAGACCAGCTTTTCGAGATGGGCTGCTTTGGAATTTGCAGCTCACAAGCCTCGATGGCTATACGCAAAGGTTTGCTGCCTCGCTCCCCCATCAAGCCGCCATTCAGGAGCTTGGTGAGGTAGTTCACGGCATTTTGGTATTCAGTTTCGGTCGTCATTTGCTATCACCATCCTTTTCGAACAGCTCAGAAATTTTGTCAAGAATCACTTGAGATTCTGCTGCTGCCTGTTCGTTGTAATGCCTCCACTTGTCACGAAAATCCTCTAAGTCCTTGACAACGTCACGGCGGGAAACTCCATCGAGCAAGCGCACAGCCATATCAGAAAGATTTTCAGCCTTGAGAGCGTCGATGTCCGGGTTGTAGCAGAGCATGATAGCGTCAATGGATTTTGCAAGGTTCAAGCATTCCGTATAAAGTTGCTTCATTTCGCTTTCACTCTTGTCGAATTCACCGTCAAAGACATTCCCAACCACGTGAATGCAGCAGCAATCCTTGAGCATGACAACGTCCGTGGATTCGCAAACGCGAACCATAAAACGGGCCGACGATTCAGAATACTCGACTACACCCTTGCGGCGTGTTCGGGTCGCATCATTCTTCAGCCAGAAAGTGATGATGTCATCTTCAAAGATGAAATTGCCGAGAGAATCGTTGATGCCAGTATACTGGCCAATAGTGGCCGCATGTACAACGTACTTCTCAACCTTCGGGTTCTGCTGGTAGATTATCGCGTAATCATATCCCTTGTTCTGAGGAAAGACGCCGCCCGCGACCCAGATGCCTGGCAGTGGGATACCGGATATGGAGGTCCGTTCACCCTTGCGCCGCGTTTGGCCACGGAATAAAATTGTTCTAGTTGCCATAATAATACTTCCCTTCTACGCAAAAAGGCGGGCCTCCCGATTTCTCGGAAAGTCCGCCTCAGCGAAATTATGAATTTTTGTACGAACACAAAAAGTGCCTTAGTAGATGGTATCTATCGTACAAATACCATTCTAGGCGGTTCGCACACTTTGGCAAGTAAAAAAATGCCGCCCATCCAAAGATGAGCGGGGAAAATGTCAATCAAATTGCTCCATGAGTTGGCTGAGCCACATGGGACGATACGTTCCAACGGGAAGAATCTGCCCGTTACGGTATTCCGCCACGAGAACAAATCCGTTGTCATTGTCGAAAAACTTGGCTTCATCGCAATACGGAAGAATTTTCAGGACATCTTCGAAACGATGAGAGAATCGAGCCTTTACATCCTTGGTAGGAATGTCGTGCCCACCGCGTTCTACGCGGTTTTGGATTCGCCGAATACTTTCCTCGGCAGTGTCCAAACCGACATAGTACAGGCGAATATAGTATCCTGCCTCCTTTGCGCGTTTGCAGAGGCGTTTCGGATATCCCCCAGAAAGAGTTGTCTCCTGCGTAAAATTCACGCCGTCCTCTAAGGCTTGCTCGATATGTTTGACGGCAAGCTTGCCGCCCTCGTACTCGTCGCCGCCGCATTGAACGGTCAGCTTATCAGGGTCTACCACAATACCAAGGTCGCTGCGCTCAGAACGCAAAGAACCAGTCAAGCTGGATTTCCCCGCACCATTTACGCCACCGATAAGAGTGTATGTTTTCACGGTATCACCTCTGTTTTTATTATACCATATTGCATCATATACACGCAATGCGTTTGAGAATACTTTTAATCTTCCTGCTCGTCGGAACCGAAGATTTCAGCAAGGTTGTCAAGAATGTCCTTGGCTCTTTCTGCTATATTTGCGTCATCAAATTCATCCTCGGCGTAGTATTCCTGCTTATCCTGCAAAGCCTTGATAATCGCCTTGCGATAAGTGGGGTTCAGAAGATTGTCTGCGATGTCAGAGATGCTTTCCACACCTTCGTTGTCGTGGTACTCATAGGGGTCGTCATCGAAAGCCAGGCTGTCGAGCTTGGAAGCAATATTGAGGAATTTTTCGCGGGGTACGGACAACACATCGTTTATGCATTCCTGAATCGGTGCATCGGCTTGGATAGTTGTTTTTGTCATGATGTTTTACTCCTTTTGTTTGCAAACAAAAAAGCGGGCCTCCCAAAATTCGGGAAGTCCGCTAATTTGCAGATTATGAATTGTACGAACACAAAAAGTGCCTGAGTAGTTGGTATCTATCGTACGAATACCATTCTAGGCGGTTCGCACATTTTGGCAAGCAAAAAATGCCACCCATCCGAAGATGAGCGGCGACTTTTTATTTCTTCGCTCCCATGAGGACTTCGCCTTCTCCGGATACAACGAACCAGCCAGTATCTTTACGGTATTCAGCACTGAACAGGCTTGCGAAGTTGTACCCTCCGGAAAATTCGATGTGTTTCAGCGAAAATGTCAGCTGCAAATAAGCATCCGAAGAAGTGCCGTTGCAGTCGTTTTCCAAAGAAATATTCAAACGATAAAAGTCCGGACGAGCGATGTACTTATCGACAATGTCCTTGTCGTAGGTGATGTCGTGGAAGCAGCAGGACGAGAATGTCTGCAGATATACTTCGCGGTACGTATGGCCGAAAAGACCACACTTATCGCGCAGATTCTCCGGCCAATTCACCTCGATGCGACCATTGGGTTTGAGACATGTTGTAGGCAGCTGTTCCACGCCGACGCCGTAATAGCGGCGGACAAACTCAAACAGCGGCTTCCAGTCAATACCATTGTAAAATTCAGTCAGCTTATCACCATCGCGAAGTTGGTAGGTTTCGGTGACCATATGCATTTCGTATCACTCCTTTGTTTTTTGGTATGTATTTTCAAGGGCTTTCTCGTCCAAAGCAAAATACTTGTGCGTGAACCAAAAATCTGTCGGTGCCCGCTCTGCGTCTGGGAACAGAGAGTTGCCTACTACGACAACTCCCGGAACGCCAATACAGCACATCTGGATGTAGCACATCTTGCAGACCAGAGGGTCAATGTCTTGTGCCACAAACAGAACATACTTGTCCCAGTCCGGGTCAGTGGATTCCAACTGCTCGCGCATCACATTGTACCCCGCCAGAAGCAGGCATCCGGCACCACAGCACGGGTCGTTCACCCGCAGGATACGGGACTTGTCCAGAACAAGAGAATCCGGCATGTTTATGCGTGCCATCATCTGTCCGACATTGTACGGCGTGAAAAACTGCCCTGCTTGGCTTTTGCTTAATCCGAGATTATGGTAAACAGTGCCAAGAAAATCCTGCTCAGGGTTTTCCAAGAGCGCGGTCATTGTGATGGCGGTAAGCACAGCAAACTGCTGTACGGTCTTCTCATCGTATTTCTGGACGATGGCATTGTACTGTTCCTCTCTTGTGTCTCTGCACCGCAAATCACAGGTGTTCGCAAGTGCAATGGAATGCATATCAATGTAGTCATACCAGAGTTCGCTGCGCCCATATCGGGCGCTCATCTCGTTAAACACCTTGATGAACTCTATGACCGGCGAAACCGGTGCTTTTTGGCTGCTCATAAAAACTCCTTTCATAGTAAAACAAATAGCGGACCTCCCAAATTCGGGAAGTCCGCCTGTTTGCAGATTGTGAATTGTACGAATACGAATTGTGCTTTAGATAGTATCTATCATACAGCTACTATTTTATGCGGTTCGCACATCGGGGCAAGTACCAGCTATTGGATTTCGGCTTTCAGCCATTGCAGATACCGGTATCGCTCGGCTTCGTTCTGAATTCCCTGCAAAGCAAAAGTTACGAACGGCACATCCGTGCAATGATTGTCCAGCCACGATTCGAGGGCGAGTGCCTCAAAAATATCATTGTAGCAAGTATTGCGCCGATAATATTCGAGGTCTTCATCTTCGATTTCGTAGTCGAACTTTGCGCGGATTTCTTCCGCCGTATAGTTTTCGGCTTTTGCGGCGGCGTTCGCAAAGAACGGGATATTGCCTTCCTTCCATTCAAAAAACGGATAATCCTGGTCGCAGGAGTTCTGAAAATATACACTCAGCGGCCATTTCTCGCTTGCGCTTTCTGGCGGCATCATGATGATACCGAGCAGCTTGTGCTCTTCCCAATACAGAAAACGGAAGGTAAACAATACCTCAAGCCAATACCGGTCAGCGGTATCCGCAAGTACATCGGCTCTGCGGTTTTTGCTCTCCTCATCCGCAATGTATCCGGTACGAACCGAGGGAATATAATACCGATTATCCCTGATGGTTTTCCTGATATTCTTTTCGGTCATTTGCGATTGCGTGTATTCCAGCGCAATCGCCATAGCTTCCTGCAAACTGTTCGCCTGCGCAAAGCCCATGTCAAAACCGTAACTCATGGTATTGAACTCCTTTTTGTATGACTTGTTTCAGGTCTGTGGTATAGGTGTCAGATGCTAAGGCGCTGAGCGGCAGTCTCGATATCGCAGAAGCACAGAAGCTCCTGACCATATCGAAAACCGTCAAACCCATTGCTGTACGAATAGTCGATACGACCTTTGCTGTCGCGTTTGACCAGCTTCTTAAAGACCAATTTTCTTCATAAAAGGGATAGCTTTTTTCATACGTTCGCAAATCCACTTTTCGTTTTCTTTCTTCCCGTTTTTTGCAATATATTTCTGCATTGCATCCGAAGTCTGAGGGCCGAAACCGATAGCATCCAAAATCACTTGTGCGCCATCACACTTCATTGCCTTCAAAGTATCGGGTTCGATTTCCCTTGCTCCGCCAAAAGGCTGCATCATTTTCAATCTGCAAAACGGTAGACATCCATTTGGAGCATCTTTAATGTTCCAAATTTCATACCCTAGAGGTGGTTCTGTCACAATGGTGTATTCATTGTTATGATATTTCACTTTTCAAATTCTCCTTTGTTTTTGTAGGTGTTTAGTTTGAAAACTTTTTCTTCAAATCCTGCGTACCGTACAAATTGTCACGGCTCATCGTATTTATATGCAGTCCTCACTTAACTGTCACAACATTGACACGATATGTCTTGCCGGTGGTCTCATCATCCAACTCCCAATAACCAATGAAGGTTTCGTAGGTTTCGGTGATAGCGACCTGCACACCGGTATTGTCGTACAGGATAGCCTCGGCCCATGAAGTATCCTCATCGCCACAGCAACGGATATCCATCGAATACCCGTCAGAAAATTTCGCAGTCTCGCTCAGTGAAGAGCCAAAACCTTGGACTTCCTCGCCGCAAAGATACTTTTCGAGTTTCTTGGAGGACGATTTGCTGATGTACAGAGTTTCTTCCAAGATGATTTGTTCGGGAAGTACATCGACAAGAACATGGTATTTGGCACCGTTGTATGGGATGACCCAATGGTTGCAGAATACCTTGGTGTTCTTTGTCTTGTATACCGTCTTGCCGTTCACGGCAAGCGTTGCCATACCAGAAACACCATCTTTGCTGTTTCTTTCCCAAAGGACAGAAACAATGGTGTTGTCTGCGGCAAATACGACATCACTGATTCGATACTCGTCGTTGATGCTGTCAGGGTCGTTGAGATGGCGGATAAGAGCATCGTATACCGATTTCTCCATCTGGATGTGGTTTACAAAGATGCGTTCAAAGCACTTGCTCCTCTCGTACATGCGTGCCACATACAGAACAGTCTCGACCAAGTCCTCGACAGTTCCGGCAGTCATAGAATCCAGCGTACGGCGAGCCCACAAGTCAACACCATCCTCAATAATGCTGCACTCACAAACTCTGTGAAGGCTGGGATAGGTCACACTGATAAGCTGCATACGAAGGGCGGGTTTGTTGCCTTTGGGATAAATGTCATTGATGGGAAAATTGAGGGGGTCAAGGCTGACACTTTCAGGAACCTCACCAAACCCCGACCAACGACCGGGATTCCGTTCTGCCATGAATTCACGGGCGAAACGCTCCGCAGTTTCCTTCGTCAAACCATGCCATTCTTTGACATCGCGGCTTTTCTCGATGGAAGAAACCGCATCGCTGACGGCAGTGAGGAAATTGCTCTGGTTCTCTTCCTGATTCCGTCTGGTTTCGTCCACGAGCTGCTCAAAGAGGGCTGCATCGCGCAGATACTTGGCAGCAACGGGAGCCGATACTTCGGCAGAATCCGGAATAGTCACCGCAGTGTTGAGGTATTCTCTGATATCCTTTTCATCCTGCAACCTCTCGCAGAACTCCGAAAGCGCATCGAGCTCATCCAGAGAAAACTCAATTTTCGCGCTCGGCTGCTTCGCGGTTTTGGTGATAATGATGCCTGTGTTGATTTTTTGGATTTTCATGATTTTTTAATACACTCCTTTTTTTGAACGCAAAAAGGCGGGCCTCCCAGAATTAGGAAGCCCGCCTTAAAGCAGAATTGTAAATTGTACGAACGCAAATAGCGTCCCTGTGGATAGTATCTATCGTACGAATACTATTCTACGCCGTTCGCACAAAAGGTCAAGAAAAGTTTGTGCAAAAAGCGTTAATGGTTCTTGAGTTTGAAAGCGGGGCGAATGCCAAAAGAGTAAGAAGCGCAGCTGCAGGATACATTTGCTGCCATCCATGACAGAAAGTTCGTCCCGGCTCATAAGCTCTTTACCACAATGTCAAGTGATGAATTCAAAATGGGCAAAAAAATACCCTTTCTCGTTATGAGAAGAGGTATTAAATGCGATATTCAAAAGCTTGATTCTCAACTTCTTAACAATATAGCTTGAGCAGCATTGGACAGCATAGAATTGGAAAGAATATCACTTTTTTGTCTTATAAAAGAATTTGCAAGCTTTACTATATCTTCACAGGGAGTGATATACTTACTGCTATTCCATAAAATTTTTCCATCATCGGTTATATCATATACTACGAACCTGTACTCATTCACACCTACTTTCAAAGCTAAATCAACTATAACTTTTCGCTCCATCCTATTCTGCGTACCGACCAGAACACTTGATAAACACTTGCGTACAGAGGTCTCGTAATCCAAAACTGTGACAATGCCAATGTAGTTTTTATCCATAATCGGGTTATAAACAACTTTTTCCATTACGATACCTCCTTCCAAACAATTTATGTTATATCAAAACAAAGTATAATACTGGTTCACAAGTATTATGCCATCATTTAATAAGTTTCGTGCTTCGTCGATGCTGGTAATGACCGCAGTGTCAACATCACTGGCTGACCAATGCGAGTATGGATGTCTGACACTATTGTATTTGGTGTACAGATTATTCAAATAATTTAATTGTTGAGCGGACAGTGCGCTTCTGCTCCGGCTATTACATTCATATGCGCCTAAGTAGATGATATCTATCGTACAGTTACTATTCTATGCCATTCGCACAGTATAGCAAATAAAAAATGCCGCCCATCCTTGGATGAGCGGCGAAGAGTTATATTTTAGATATGGAAAACAGTCCACTCGCAGTTTGGATAATCGTCGCAGAAGCTTGCGAAAGCGAGCGGCGCACCGTTGTCTTGGCTGTCCTTGCTAGAGTGTACGAAGACATTGTGGTTTCCCATGTTCTCTACGTCATCAGCCGTGGCATCCTCGTCGAAGACATCGTTGACGCTTTCCGCAATCAACTCTTTCATTTCCCTGAATGCCTCGTCGAAGGTGTCGTAGAAACCTGTGAGCTCGATGCTCTCGTACTCCTCGTAAGAAAGAAGAAAGAAGGGCTTGTCAGTCGTGACCTCAAAAACAGCCCATTCGGCGCTTTCTTCGTCGTCTTCTTTCCAGAAGTCATAGGAACCATGTACTCTGGGCTCGCTGTTGTCAGCAGGACGGTTTTCATCGAAATCGAAAGAGAATCTATAGTGCTCCTCATTCTCGTGCGTGATATCGGCACCGGTAAGACCTGTATGATAGTTCTTGTTGATGCGCTGTGCCATACTGTCTTTTACTGCGGCAACTGCCTCTTCCAGGGTGTCCCTCTTGCAGATTAGGTTCGTGCAATCATAGTGTTCGCTCTTAATCACGATAAACATTTTGTGGTCTCCTTTTTGTTATATGATAGTGGCGTGTCGTATAATGCGTGGCATTATACGACCTCGTTGATTGCGTACAAAACCGAGACAGTCAGCCAATTCGGTGCATAATCCTGACACTCATATATAGCTGCCTCAGTGGTGTCGATATAATACGAGCTGGGAACCGCTTCCTCGTCGCTTTGGTCGAGGTGGCGTTTTTTGAGCTCCTCCTGATAGTCCGACTGCATAGCAGCATGAGCTGTTTCAATGGACGGGTACTGCCTCGGGAAGATTTTGAGAAACATCTCCCCTTTTTTGTTGATGAAAGATTTTGCGAGAATAAACATACAAATCTCCTTTTTTGACGCAAAAAGGCGGACCCCCCCAGAATCAGGAAGTCCGCCTTAAAGCAGGATTGTAAATTGTACGAACGCAAATAGCGTCCCTGTGGATAGTATCTATCGTACGAATACTATTCTATGCCGTTTGCATAAATGGTCAAGAAAAAGAGTTTGTGCAAAAAGCGTTAATGGTTCTTGATTTTGAAAGTGGGGCGAATGCCAATAGAATTGGAAGCGTTGTAGTAGTCCGCATTACCGCCTGCGTCGACACTAGCGAAACGGGAAGCGAAATCTTCAACCTTGTTCGTCAGCCAGTACCACTGAAAGTTCTCATCCTTAGTGCCGTCGAACGCCATACGGTTTCTGCGCCTCTTCATGGGCTCCCACTGCTTCACACACAGGCTTTCGCACTCACCGTAGTAGTTCTTTCCGAAAATCTCTTTCTCGGTCGGCAGACGGAGCAGGTCACCGTTGCTAAACGGGGCCATCATAGCCTTGAGTTCTGCCGAGAAGAGATTCAGAATCTCACCATTCAGCTTTTTACGAAGGTCACTCTCTTCGTAACCTCCTTCATTGGTACTGGTGCTGTTCATCGGGTGCTCGCTAGGCAGGCAATCAACCAGACAGAAAATCATGCCGTCCTCTTCTTGCTGCACTGCCATAGCCTGTACCTTTACACCATCTGCAAGTTTGACCTCGATGACGTCTCCGACCTTAAAAGTATCAACGTCAGACTCAATTATTCCTTTTACTTTCATTTGGTTTTCCTCCGTTTTAGATTGTGATGTACTCCCACCGCTCACGCAGTGGGCTTCCTTGGCGCGGGCTTTGTGAACGCAAAAAGGCGGGCCTCCCAAAATCGGGAAGTCCGCCTTAAAGCAAAATTATGAATTGTACGAACGCAGATAGCGCCTCAGTAGATGGTATCTATCGTACAGTTATTATTCTACGCCGTTCGCACGAGTACGCAACGGTATTTCGATTATTTCCCAAACAGCGGGTTTTCCCAAAGAACCTTGCGCCCGCTCGATACGGAAACGATAACCTTGAAGGTAATACTGTGCCGGTGTCCACGACCGTACCATTGGCAATTTTCTTCCAGAAAATGTTCCACTTCTTCCTGATGACGAGCCGGGGAAATCGCGAAGGTGTCAAGACTTTTAGTCCTAATCGTATCGTAGGACTCAATACCGACAGCAGGATACACGACTTGCATAGATTTGCCGCCAGCTTCAATGTTCAGGCGAACAGTTTTGCGGTCTTTGACAGCAGCCATCAGATTCTTGCAGATACTTTCCCAGCAAGAAGGGTCTGCGCTGAACGCATCCAGATATTGCCGGGTCTGAACCAGATATGCCACGAAAGGTTCAGCAAATTCCTTGGCAAACGATTCCCCGATTCCGGACCGTTCCAGAGCCTTGGCAAACCGCTCTTCCCAGCCGGAAGGATTCGCAAGGTAGTCAACAATGACGGAATCGTCGAACTTTTCAAGGAGTTTCAGCATCAAGTCGAGCGATGTGGTGTCGTTGTTCCTGTCATACACATACTGCTTGACGGCGCTTTCGTATGTCATGGACTGAAATTTCTTGTCCTTCATCACCTCGGCGGAGGGAGTGCAAGTCCTCTCGATGTACGCGAGAAACTGTTCTCTCATTTCAGTCGTGACCCAGTTTGAATTAGCCTGCCTATAATCGTCAAAGAGCAGAGCAAACTCAACAGACTTGCAGTAGGTCTCTTTGTGGTCAACGATGAACGCCATGAACTCGAGACCATTCTTAATGCTGAAATGGCTCACGCCCATAGCCAGAGGGAAAGAGAAGGAGCTCTGCGCGTAGAGGACTTCGACATAATGCTCTCCCTTAGCCAAAGGAACGCGCACAAAGCGCCGAAAAGTAGTGTTTCCGAAATTGTTTGTGAGAACACCCTCCAGAACGGAATCCGAGTCATTTCCAATATAGGAATCAAAGATTTCCTTTGTGATAGTTTTGTAGTACATACAAGCCTCCCAAGCTGTTTTAGATACAGACGTAATAGTATCCCGTCAGAGAATCCACCTCGCCGCTGCGTTCGTCTTCCTTGGGGGTCGAAATATCCGGTAACGGCATCGAAACCCATCGAATCCAACATATCCGCAATGCGGTTTACAGTAGCCTCATCCTTCGAGACAATCATGGATTGAATACGCTTTACGCAACCGTGCGTAGCCTCCTCCAAACGCGTTCCGAAATTGACGTAGCTGAACGGTTTGTCAAACTGCTTCTCTGTAGCGGCAAACCATTTATACTTGTTTTCACCTTCGAATTCTCCACGGGAATCCTGAATGCTGACAGCTTCTTCGTTTACGAAAATAAGTCGCGGAGAATCGTCATCAGCAGCTCGATATCCGTCTCCAATGCGAACCAGCCATTCATCGCTTTCCGTTTCGCTGTTGCCGGAATACAGGTATCCGGTTACGAACGGGTTCAGCGTATTCGGGGCTTCAAGAGAACACCAGAGTGCCTCGGTGTCAAACTTTTCGTTTCGACTTTCAAGGTCAACACTTTCGGATAAACAGCCGTTGAAAGCGTACTCCGTAATTCCCCACTTGTAGAAGTTTGGATATTTCGCATAAAGAACAAACCCGCTTTTCTCAAGCAGAGGCTTGAATTCATCGATATGATATGACGAAACGGTGATGAGCGGCTTTGTACATTGCAGTTCCCTAAAAGCAAGGGTTAAGAGCATTGATGCAATGCCTTGATGGCGATGGTTTTCAGCAACTCTCAACGTGCAAATCTTCTTTTCGTCGGCATTTTTTAGAATCAAAACCGCGACTATCGCTTCATTGTCAGTGACGGCGTAAATCAGTCTTTCCCCATTTGCTAAGCCAGGAACAACGGTATCGTGATACCACTGCCGAAAATTGCTGTATTCACTGCACAAGTCGCTCAGAAAAAGATACACAGCTTCAACATCTTTTTTGCTGTTGCACATTTTCGTGATGGAATACATAGGTGCCATCCCTTTCTTTGATTTACACTATTCATGGTATGTAATTCGCACGTTTTAGCAACAAAAAGCTGCCCACCCGAAGGTGAACAGCCTAAAGTGTTTATTAAAATGTACTTAGGATTTTCTATCCAGTAAGTGTCCGTCATCCGGCTTATTGAGCCAGTCACACCAGCTCATGTTGTTGGAAGGAAAGTCTTTTGCACCGCTGTGAACATCGTTCAGAAAGACGGCAAGATGAAACTTATCGAGTTTCCGAATCGCATCAAGGCGGGTTTCGGTCGCAGAATTCTCATCTGAAACGTCAGCCCCAACCTTTTTCCGAATTGCCCTTTCGGCTCCTTCAAAAGTTGAAAAGCGTTCGCGCTCCATCGAGAGTTCTTCGGTCTCAAACTGCGCTTCAGCAATCAATGCCCAGCGTTCGCTTTCACAGTTGGCAGAGTCCAGCAAACCGGAATATGCCTCCAGCAGCTGGTCGTAGTCATCCGGGTCAAGCTCGGTCGGGTCTACTTCACCGTGTACGACAAAATAGGTGCCATTTGGAGCTTCGAAAATGTCGTATAGCTCGTATCGGGTTCCGCCAACCTGACGTCGCCACTGGCATGTATCAGGGTCGGTGCAAACCCAAGTCTTGGCTTCCAGCTCTGCCTGTTTCAGGTCGTCCGCCAAATCAGAGAGAGCTGCGGAGACCTTTTTGTTTTTCTCCAGGGTCTCAGTAAGACCGATGGTGTTCCCTGCTGCCGCTGCAGCATTGTACTTGAATATGGCAAAACGGTCGCTGCTGTACTTTTCAGCCATAGCCGATACTCCCTCAGGAAGATGATTTTGAAAAAGACGAATGGTATCTTTCGGGACAGAATCGGCTGGGTACTCGAGGGTTACGCGTTCACCAAGGGCATCGTGTTTCAGCTCAAAATTGTGCTTTTTGCAGATTTCGTCATACTGAATGCAATACATAATTATTTCTCCTTTTATTGTTTGAAAGCAAAAAGCAGGCCCACCGAGATGGTGAGTCTGCTGATTGTCTTGCAGAATTGTAAATTGTACGCATTTCGGCCATAGGGCTGTTATCTATCGTACAATTTCAATTTTAGTGGAATCGCACGTTTGAGCAAGTCTGCTTGTCAGACTTTCTCAACCTCATCCGAACCATAAACAATGTTCAAATGTGAACCATTGTCCCAGTGCATCAGGAGGCTGCCGGTATCATCGACACCAACAACCGTACCTTCTGTACCAAGAGGTGGTGCCTGGATGTCATCCATTTTGACAAGCCGAACCCGCGTTCCAGCGGGGTATTCTTTGCGGATGGCTTCGACAATTTTGATATTTGGAAACATAGTATTTCTCCTTTAGCTCATTGCATTTGTTTTTTTGATGATACTCCAAATACGGTCTGCGATGTTTTCGGCGGTATCGAATCGAGTGACAGATTCACCTTTCCAGGTCCCGCCGTTGCCGTTGATGCCGTTGCGGAGCTTAATGCAGCTGCCACGATTGGCTTTCCATTCATGCAGGTTCACCGAGTAATCGTCCAGCAACACAAAAGAGCTGTCGATGCACGGCGTTTTCAGGCGGTTTGCTGCGGCTCTGGCTTTGCTGCTGCCGCACGCAACGAAGATGCGGTGTTCGGAATCAATTTTCGGAAGATAAGCGTCGAGCCAGGCGTTCTTTTCATGAACTGCATATGGGTTTTCCGGCATATAGGCGGAAAGTGCATACACATCAAGTTCTGGTTTTGTGTTGCAAAGAATCTTCACGGCGTCCAAAACCGTCTGATAGGGCGGCAAATCTCTGAAATACCCCGGCTGAAGCAGGTCCTCAAAGCAGGCCGCCTGCTTCCAGACGGCGAGAGTGCCATCCATATCGACGAATAAACGTGCCTTCATATCATTTGTAGGACTCATAATTTTCCTCCTTTTTAGATGTGCAAACAAAAAAAGCAGGCCCACCAAGACGGTGAGTCTGCTCTTTGCTTGCAGAATTGTGAATTGTACGAACGCAAAAAAACGCGCCAAGTAGATGGTATCTATCGTACAATTTTCATTTTAGCTGAATCGCATATTTTGGCAATAAAAAAAGAGCCCCGCATTTCTGCGGGACTCTGGTGAAACAAATCAAGTGTCGGCACAATTTGTTCTGACGGCTATCATTATTTTCTGTCTCCCTCAAAGCAAGGATTCTTCCAAAGAACCTTGCGACCACTTTCAATGCGAGAGACAGTCTTCATGGGAATATCAGACCAGTATTTACTGTAGCCAGCGCAGTTCTCCGCAAGAAATTCTTTCACCTCATCGCTGAGCTTGCGCGATGCAATAGCCCATGCAGAAATGACCTTATTCTTAATCATTTCAAAAGTAATCAGGTTGGAAACAGGATATTGCACCTGCATTTCTTTTCCATTGGCTTCAATAACGAGCCGAATGTTTTTTGCTTTTGCAGTCGCAGCAAACAAACTACGGCACTCACTTTCCCAACAATGTGGCTTGGACTGGAACTCCAGCATCCTTGATTGGGTAAGACGTTGGACGGCAACGAATTTTTTCCCGATGCTTTCGCTGAAAGGTGTGCCATCGCGAGAAGTGAGATTCTTATCGAGGACATTGACTACCCTTTCCGCCCATCCGGTAGGATTAGCAAAGAACTCGATGGTCGCGGTGTCATCAATGTGCTCAAGAAATTTACGAAGGCTTTCTTCAAATGCGGTGTCTTTCTTTTGCAGGACATACTGTTTGACAGCGTTTTCATAAGCCTCGTTCTGCAATTCGGGCGTGTTCAGATAGTCAGGGTCGAGAATTGTTTTCTGCTCCAGATAATCCCACAGCGTTTTCGTCATCTCACCCATTGCGGAATGGGGACCAGTGTAAGCAGAGGTGACATCAAACAATCGCAGGAACTCATAGCTTTCAGCATAGGTCTTTTCGTGGTCCACAACATAAGCCATAAACTCAAGGTTATGCTGTTCATAAAAATGGTTTTTGCTCATGCTGGTGGGATAGTTACTGCACATTTGCCCAAATAATGCCTCGACACTATGCTCGCCATCGGAAAGGGGGACGCGGACAAAACGGTAGAAATTCGAGCCGTTGTACTTATCCAGAACGTTACCGTCCAGAACGGAAATAGCAGGATTAGAAAGAAAAGAACGGAACGCTTTTTCATCAATAGTTTCGAGATACATAGTTTTACTCTCCTTATTTGTTATTTTTGGTTAGGTGGGGAAATTTACGGTATCAGTTCAAGCGTCGTACTCATCGAGCTGCTTTTCGGTGGCAGCGCCTTGGCGTTTCAGATAGTTGTCGGTTAGAGGTTCAACGTGAGTCAACGACCCATCCACCCAAAGCACGCGCTTCGACTCGTCGTCCTCATTGCGAACGCCATCAGCGATAACAGCTAGAGGTTGGTCCGTCTCTGTTTCGTCATCGCCAGCGTACAGATAGCCTTTTACCATGTCGTTGGTTTCGTTCGGCAGCTCCAAACAGAACCAGAAACCTGCACGACCGGTATTGCTGTTTTTGCTGGTGAGCCAGATACCGGGATAAGAATCCTTCGTTTCCTGGCCGAGCATAAAGTTAGCACTGATGCCGTCTGCGTCAAGCTCAGTGGAAACAGAGAGAGCAGAAGGTTTGGTGGCGTAAGGCCAGAAAGATTCGATAACTTTTTCAATCGGAATAGTTATCGGCACGGATTTGCCATCAATTTGGCCTGTGATTGTCATTTTCATAAAAACACACTCCTTTTGTTGTTATAACGCAAAAAAAAGCGGACCTCCCGATGTGGGAAGTCCGCTCTTCATGCGAAATTGTGAATTGTACGAAAGGCAAAACGCCCTTTCGATTGCTGGTATCTATCGTACAATTTCTATGATATGCTGTTCGCAAGGCGCGTCAAGTTTCATTCGTCATCAATACCCATATAAAGATGGTAGGTGGCGTTTGCCGTCTGGCAAACCCAATGGCTGTAGAACGAGTTGCTCGGCTCAGACGTGACGATATCCTCATCCTCACGATAAATAGCCGCTTCGCACCAGGAAGGTCCATTGTGGCGTGGGATGCAGCGAACATTCATGTGCATACCATCGGCGAAGATAACGGATTCGAACTCAATCTCATCCTGCTCTTTGCCGTCATCGGTATACTGCTTGATTTCGTTCATTCGTTTCTGGCTGATGGTAAGGCACTTGACGAAAACCTTGCGGAAATTTGTGAGATTTTCGTATATCATGCACACTCGCATGATGGCGTTTGTCAAGGCATCGACAGAACCAGGGTCGTTGCAAATCGCAGTCTTGTCGAAACAGCCAATGCCGTGCCCTGTCCAGAATCCGCCTTCATACAGGTGAACAGAAGCCGCATAGCAAGGACAACCATCAGGTTTGCAAAGCTGAATTTCGAGTGTGCAGCCATCGTATGTTTCATCGATTTTGCGCTTGTACACATCGAAGCTGATGTTATCAGGCACTTCCCCGCTGCCGTCCCAATGATAGGGATTGCAGCGAATAAGAAAGAGTTCTGCGATTCCTTTTGCATAAATTTTCGTCATACCGACATTTTGTTTGAACATAGGAATCATAATCCTTTTCCCTTCTCTTCGTTTAGCAGTTCGCGTGCATGGTCGAGAACTTCCTTTGCGACAGGCTTACCGCCTTCGTTCAGAGCGAGGAAAACTTCCAGAACTTCCGCACGGGTCGCATTCTGGTCAAGTTCAGCAACACCAATGGAAGCATCCATGAACCAGTTCTTATCCTCTGCGGGAAGTTCATTGTAAAAACATCCTCTATAGGGGAACCGGTTTTCATAGAACGCACAGAGTGTCATAAGGCGCTGTTTGCCGTCTACGACTTCGTACATACATTTCTTTTCCAACGATTCCTCATAGGGAACTTCTCGGAATACGAAGCGCCCGATTTCCCTTCCGGCGAAAATACTGTCAAGCAGTTTCGTTCTATCCTCGTCGTTCCAGACGGAATCGCGCTGATAATCGGGTTCCATATCCACACCAAAGTAGTAGTACATATGGAGCAGCGATTCAATGGAACGGTTGCTGAACGACATACGGAAAAGAGGCGAATCTTTCTGTGCATACTTTGCTTCCAGAGAAGTCGGAATCGGTCTGACATCGAGCCAAGACCAATAGCCGTAGCATGCACCATCTTTTCCGTACTTGATGCCGTAATACCTGCCGTCTTCACAGACCTCGTCAACGACGCAGTTCTTGAGTGCGCCAATCGATACACTGTCTCCTACCTCAAACCGATAGGATGGGTCGCCGGAATGCACACAAGATGTCATCGCAAATTCTTTCGCCGCAGCTTCTTTTGGCGACAAAGGTGCTTTTTCAACTTTCTTTCTTGCCATATCTTACTCCTCCTCAGACTCTTCGTTCCATATATCCTCTAAGGATTTCCCGAAAGTATCTTTGAACTTCTTTTTGAAATCCGCAAGAACAGTAGCGTATTCAGCGTCATTCATTTCAAGCTCCATGTCGAAATCATCGCCATACGTTTCCGCGTAAATAACGAAGATGTCAATTTCGCGTTTATTGGGATGCTCCGCAGCTTTCGGATACCAATTGACGGAAATGGTGACATATTCATCGTTGTCAGAGGTGCAGACATCAAGGCCGAGAGCCTTATCCACATCCATCATCCAGAGATTGACGTTGATGTAATCGTCGTCAAACATCATGTCATCATTTTTGTCGATTTCGTATCCCAGAAACGCATCCATGTCCTGAATAGAAATCTTGCGTTTCGTGCGGAGCTCATTGACTAAGGCTTCATGGTTGTCAACAGCAGTCATCGTGATGCTGCCGGATACGAGAGCACTCTCGATGCAGTCAGCAACGATACTGGCGTAATCGCCATCGTCACGCTGCTCTTGGAGAATGGTCGTGGCGGTATCAAGGGCTTCTTCCTTGGACTGGCAGTCGATTTCAAGCTCGACGGGAATCGTAGCAGTCACTTTGAATTTCATGGACGATACTCCTTTACATGTCGCAGTAATAATAGCCAGTCAGTTTATCACTGATATTGGCTTTCTTATCTTCAGCCGGGTCGTAGTAACCCGTGGTGGCCGTAAAGCCGAGTGCGTCCAGAATATCAGCCACATGATTGATAACATTTTCGTTCTTGGAAACAATCATGCCTTCCACAAACTCAATATCTTTATCATTGGCTGCCAGACGCTTACCGAACTTCTCGTAATTGAACTTGCCTTCGAAAAGCTGGTTACTGGTTGCACAGTAATCTGCGCAGTGGTTCCCATATTTTGTGTTCAATTTTGAGGCTGTTTTTGTGTCCACAGTCTCAGCGATATCATCGTCAATATAGACCAGACGCTTGGAATCATCGTCGTCACCGCGAGGCGCATCAACGATTTTGGTAATCCAAGAATCGCTTTCGGTTTCATCGTTGCCTGCATAAGCATAGCCCGTAACATACGGATTTGTCTCATTGGGCGTTTCCAAAATGAACCACGTGGCAGAACTGTTTTTTCTTGCGTTTCTGCTGTCAAGACGAATACTTGGATATGTGTCCAGAGATTCCTCTCCAAGCATGGCGGTTGCAGCGATAGTTTCATCGCCGATAGCCGTAGACATCTCAAAGGAGAATGGCGCGGTTTCATCTTTCCAATATTTATCGATAATTTCCTGAACAGGAATATTACAGGAATGACCGTTGCCGTATAATTTGATTTGCATAGACAAGCTCTCCTTTACATAACAGGCTGGATTTCTTTTGTGGTAATCACGACAATGGGTAAAAGCTGACAATTTGCGTAGTCTGCATAATCGTAGATACTTGCTTCATCGCTGATGCAGTATCCGCCAGGGCAGGATTCGCCATCGTCATTGGAACCGCCGTTGTCATCAAGACCTCGGCTTTTGAGCTCGTTGAGGTAATCCTCACGCATAGCATCGTATGCTTCTTCGGGAGTAGAATACTGCTTTGGATTTACCTTTGTGAAAAGATGGCCATCGTCATCGGTAAAAGTTTTTGTGATGATAAACATAATTTACACTCCTTTTTTTGTAAGTACGCAAAAAAGCGGGCTTCCAGATATTGGAAGTCCGCCTTCAAGCGAAATGTGAATTGTACGAAAGGCAAAGCACCTTTTCGATTGCTGGTATCTATCGTACAATTCTAATTGTATGAGTCTCGCACGAATGTGCAATGGTCTTTAGCCAAGCATCGTCACATCACCATCAACGTACCAGATGTACTGCTTCCAGTTAGAAGCGGTCGCACCAGGGATGAGTTTCAGCGCAGAAGCTGGAGGCACACGACTCGGCTCAAATGACATCTCGTAATGCTTTTCCAGGCCGTATTTCCGCAGAACGATACTCGGCATTACTCTGCCAAGCTCGTACCACTTGCGAGGCGGGATACGGCTGCAATGTTCGCGGTGAATTTCAGTGTATTCCTGCTGGAATTTGTGAATGGCCCGAAGCAGCTGACACATCGGGCAGGTATTAAGGATGCCAGGGTCCTTGTAGCGGTATACTACAAGACGATATTTATCGTGTTCCTTGGTGGTCAGAACGACACCAAAATAGTTTTTTGCCATGATATCCTCCTCGTTTTAGTAGTTAGTACCATACTCCAGGGCGTAATCCGGACGCTGATATTCGACGACCGGCTTTTCCCAAGAGCAGATGGGTTCAGTATTGGCGCTCGGAAAATGAGAGCTGATTCCGTTGGTGGCAAGCAAAGCTGCTGTGCAATCCGCAATCTGTGCAAGAAGCTCAGGATTCCATCCAAAGGTGTCATCTCCGGTCAGCTGCTTGCACAGGACTTGTGCCGCTCGAAGAATTTCAGTGTCTTTGGATTCCTGCTGAATAGGTTTCGGTGCAGCAATTGTGACATTTCGTGCAATGACGTTTATGGGCAATGGCTCATCGACCCATTTTCCCTCGTAAATCTCACGGGCATAGAAACCGTCTTTGTCGAATTCGTCAAGGCGAACCCAATGGTCGGCTTCCCAGGTCCTTTGAGCGATTCCGTCTGGATTGATAGTAACCATCACACGTTCATCGTGTGCGTTGTTTCCCCAATGGGTTTCAGAGTCATTGCCAAACTCCTGAATGAGAAGTTTCCTTGCGAGTTCTCCATCGGTCAGTGCAGCCAATTCTTTGATACGTTTTGTGTTCATATTTTTTCTCCTTTTTCTGTAAACAAAAAAGGCAGGCCCATCGTGGTGATGAGTCTGCCTAGTTGTATCAGTTTGTGAATTGTACGAGCGCTGAAATGCGCAGATGCTATCTATCGTACATTCACAATTTTACCGGCATCGCAAGCAGCGTCAAGCTGTAGCAGCGGCGTCAGCAGTTGCTTTTTTGGCTTCCGTGTATGCTTCGTAAGCCGCGTGATATTCACTCAGCTTAATCTGCGTAACGGTGTCTGGAACCTTGGTGCTGCGAGTTGCATATTCGCAGGAATAATATCCGTAGATATTTCCCTGCTCATCATCCCACAGCTCCGTAGTGATGCGGCCAGAACCGTTGAAGTCGGCCCACCAGAACTGGTTGGCAAGGAATTTCTTGCCGTTCACGTTCTTACAGACCTCATCTTCCCACAGGCAGTTCATGGGCGAACGCTGTTTGAAGATGACAAAACCGTGAGGGTCACGGCGTTTCATGACCTGAGATTCGTATTTGGCGAGCAGCTCTGGTGTCAATTCGACCGTCAACCGGTCATTCAAGACATACGAGAATTTCTCACCGGGAAAATATTTGTCGAAGAATCGCTTCGCAATTTCAACGAAGTGCGCTTTTTCCTCCTTTGTCGAAAAATAATTCTTGTAGAATTCGGAACCGGGATTTACTTTGAATGCCATTTCAACCATTGCCATTACTCCTTTTCCATTTGGATAGTCCAGCCGTTCACATCGGAATAAACCGCATAGAGCAGCGTTGCGAAATTGTAGCCTCCGTCATACAGCGTATAGCGAAGGGAGATGTTCAGCGCAAGAGTACGTTCCTTGACGATGCCATCGCAATCGAGATAGCTGAACGTCTTTGTCGGATTGGTAAGCCATGCTTTACGTTCTTCATTGAACTTATCTTCATCGTATTCCACGATTTCCTTGAAATACGAATCGAACGTGACGAGCTTGACTGACGAGAAGACATCAGCCATCATTCCGCACTTTTCAATCAGTTCATCAGGCCATTCGACCTTGATGATTGCTGCGCCGTTGTCTTTCAGCTCTTTGTGAGGGCTGAGCGAAACGTTATAGCGCTCACTGAGAAAGCCGAACAGCCAGGACCAATCGATAGTTTTCAGGAAACTGGCAGCTTCCTTGGCGTCCATGAAAATTTTGATTTCTTTACGTGCCATGATATATCTCCTCACTATATTATTCGGTGCCGAATTTAGCCCACGCTTCTTCGACACTCATGTGATAAACCGCCTTAAACTGTTCTTTGAAATACGCATTGAACAATTCCCGGTGGTGAGGGCTCATGATGACTTCAAGAGTAAAGTCGGGGTCGTCAGTAGAACTGTTGCAGTAAGATACATAGGCATGAATGGTATCGTCCGGATGCCAGTCAATGTACATGTTAATCCAATCTGCATTTTCTTCTGAGTTCAAATCAAGGCCAAATGCCATATCAGCATCAAACCAGATAGGAACATAGACGTTAATCCAACCGTCGTAGATAACTTCCGCTTTGCCGTCGAGCACAAACCGCATCAGCTCAGCAAAGTTCTGCACCACAATCGAATCTTGAGTGCAGAGGTCATGAACCAACTCATTGTGAGTCATTATGAAATGCCTCCTTGTTATTTGTTTTTTTGGTTTTATTATTTTTTGAAACTGTCGAAGAACCGAATCATCTCGCGGTTTACACCGACTGCGGATTCGGATTCAGGATACAGTGCTGCAAAAGCATGAACGGTTTCCTTCTTGGAAACAAACCCGTAATCGTGGTGAACGCGCTCGTTTTCGAGGCATTTCTTAAACCCAAAAGTCTGTTTCTTGAGAAAGTCCTTTTTCCCGGTGCAGATATAGCACGGGGGGACGAGTTTGGAATAGGTCTCAGGCTTGATGAACTCAGCATAACTGTGATTCTTCCAGCCCTTAGACATATAGTAGTTCTGAAGCAAACCTACCTGGCCCTTGTAGATGTAATACATACCGCTCTGCAGGCCCATCGCGTTGATGACGAGCTTCTTGGCTGCCTCGGGTACGTTCTCTTCCAGCTCGTCCTCTACCGGCTGCATCTTGACAGGATAGCGGAGAATAGAGCTTGCCATGCAGGCAAGGAATGCGCCAGCGCTGTCGGCAACTACAAAGACCTGATTCAAGTCACCAACGAAATCTTCAGCACGTTCAGCTACAGTAGCAAACGCATTGATGACATCAGTGATTTGGCCAAAGATGTTGGTTTCAGGAACCAGACGGTAATCCGGCACAAAGGTGAGATAGCCTTCCTTAGCGAGCCAGGTTGCCAGGTTCTGATTCTGTTCTTTCCGGCCAGCAATCAAGCCGCCGCCATGGATATCGATGATAATCGGATGCTTTTCGGCATCGTTATCCGGGCGATAAACGTCCATGAAAAGATTCTGCTTGCCGCAAATACCAATCTCAGTGGCAGTTATGCCTTCATGAGGCATAACAGGCTGAGACTTGATAATTTCTTCTACATGGGTGCGTTCTTTCTTGGTGGCGGCATTGATGAAATTCATGATAAAAACTTCCTTTCAAATTGATAAAAAAATAGCGGCCGCCAATCTATAAAAAAATGAGATTAGTGGCCGCTTGGGTGTTATTGGAATTCAAATGTGTATTGGGTTCCTCTTTCGGTTTTGACAAAAATTCTGCTTCCTGCAAAGCCAATAGCTTTTACTGTGCTGGTACGCAGGACGTCTTGTTGCTTTGGTGTTGTTGTTTTGAATACGAGTGGCTGCCCACTTGACAGCTCAAGAGTTCCGACCCGTCCAATGAGCGGAAGAACTCTTGCGTTGAGACTCGTGGTGCTGTGAAGCACACAACTGCTGTTAATCCGCATCATTGTCCTCCTGATATGAACTGGTCAGATATCCACATCCGGGTACTGATTCAACACATGATTGAACCTGTTATCCAGATGTTCATCGTTTTCGTCCCGCTCGGGATAATTAAACTTTCCTTCCTCTTCTGCTGCATCCCCCAAGCGTTCCATGAGTGCAATGACGCTTTCGAGCCAGGCGGAAGCCTTGCCAAACGTGTCATCCTCTTTTCTCTTGGCATAGAGCATGTCAGAGACTTCTTCGAGAGCCATTTTCTGCTGGTACAAAGTATTCCAGTTGATGTGCTCTACAGCGGAACGCAGGGGAGTTAAGTGTTCTGTTTCTGTTACAGTGTTCGTTACGGTCATCTTTTTATTTCTCCTTGTAGTGTTTAGTTACGATAAACGTCAGCAAAGCACCGCAAAATTCCAACAAAAAAAGCAGACCTCCAAACGGATAGTCTGCTTCTCAGAATTGTGAAATTATAGCGTATGTGTGCTGTTATCTATCATACAATTTTTATTGTATGCGTTTCGCACGAATACGCAATAACTATTTTTTAGAATTAAGAATCGGAATTTTCCGAACTGTTGCTGTTATCATCGGAACTGGACTCAGCGTTTTCGTCCGCCGTGGAATTGTCACCAGATTCAGCGTCGGTGTTTTCTTCTGCGCTTGTATCCTGTTCGACAGTCGAATCACTGTTGACTGATGCGTATGTACCAGTCAAGATGACGGGAACTTCACCATAACCCAGATAACCGCTAATCAGGCTGCCGGAATTTTCGACTAGGTACTTGGTTTCTGTCATGTTCGGGAACAAGTAAATATCCTGAATCGTAGTGCCCTTCACATTAGCGCTGTCAAAGGTATCGTTGCACGCCGCAACAACACTATACCCGTCATAGTTCCAAACCAGATAGAAGTTCTTGCCGCCAATTTCAACATCATAATCTGCATCTCGGAAATCTTCAAAGGTACGATACTGCTTGCTGGAATTGAAAGCGACAGAATCGTTGTTTGTCCAGTAGAGACCGGACGGATTGCCAAACAAACCATACAGGAAGTTGAACTGTTCCTCTGGCTCTCCGTCGGTCGGATAGCCGTCGAATTTGTCCGGAGTGACAGACGAATAATAGAGGCCGTCAAGGAACGCATCGCCGATATTGATGCCATCATCATTGGCTGCACGACCGTCCAGCATCAAGGTCAGTGAACCGCCGTTATATCCAATCGGATAATAGTCACAGCCGTCATCCTTGCTGGCAGTGTGAATGGAAAAATCACTGATTTCCTTTTCTACGCCTTCGCCTGTGGATTCTGCATTGATTTCACCAATGACTGTATCACCGTTTTCAAGTTCGTTCAATTTCAGATATCCCTTTACAGGCAAATCCCGTACATCCTGTAATGCAACGTCCGTGATATCCAGTGTCTTGCCGGTATCAACGCTGCGCAGCGAATAGAACTTGCTGCCGTCATCGTAAGACAGAGGACTCTGCCCCATCGGAATACCGTCCGGCCAGGTAGTGTCAGGATTGTCCAGCGTGCCGGGCGTGAAATCCGGGAGATTCGACAACAAAGACCAGGCATTGATGGGTTCCGGGGTCGGTTCTGCTGTCGGTTCCGGTGTTGCTGTGACGGCAGCCTGTGCTGCTTCTGCGCTTGCTGCTGCGGCTGCCTGGTCTTTCCGTTCCTGAACCACAGCTGTGGCGCAGCCGGAAAGTGTCACGGCGAGTGCCATGGCAGCTGCGGTGATATTGATAATCTTTTTACTCATGCGCGTTTTACCTCCTTATGTTTGCGGTTTTGCCTAATGCCGAGGAGTGAGAGACCCACCACGCCGATAAGCAAAGTGAGGAGTCCAAGTCCAAAAGCAAAGGCAATATATTGAATTACGTCGATGAGTTTAAGCCATTTTGCGACTGCAGCGCCTAAAACAATCAACAGGCCAAAGCAGCCGGTCAGATAAATGAGCAAGCCAAACTGTGCAGTTCTGCTAAAAAAGGATTCAAGTGTTTTCATGATAAACTCCTTTCATACTTTTTATGGTATACGATTCGCAAGAGCCTGCAACAGGAAAATAAAAAAAGCTGCCCAACCGAAGCTGGACAGCCTATGTATGATTATGTATTATCGTCTGTTATCTCGTTCTTGTCTTCTGTGCTCACGTTCCTCGTACTCTTTTTTCTGATACTTGAGTCGTTCATTCAGTAGGAAGGAGTTTTCATCGCGAGTCATTTGCAGTTTTACCTCGTACCAGCAGCCGTAAAGAAAGGCTGCCAGAATGCAGAAGCCAACGATTTTGACTAAGAGGTTGAAAAGAACGTTCACAATAACCGGGAAAATATAGCCGATGGCTTTGGCGATAAGCAGGATGAGCCCACCGAAGACAACGATTTTTGCGATTGTCTGAACAACGGGCGGGAAATCGCCCAGGACTTTGGAAATGGTATCGTTAATTTTGGTGATGATATTAGTGTTTTTGCCACCGTTGTTATTATTTTCTGCCATGTCGGTTCCTCCTTTTTGTGCCAATTATAGCATATATCGGTACAAAACGCTACACCCCACATGAGGAATCTTGATGTTTAAGCAATAGCTCAACAAAAAAATGCCGCCACCCTTTCGGATGACGGCAAGTGATGTTATTTCTTCACGGGGATACTCTGGTCAAGAATAACATCGAAGTTGTAGTGCGGCATCTTAGATGCATCACCACCAGCAGCTTCGAGGGTCATGTAGAAGTCCTCGTCATTCATAGCCTGCACGAGAGTGTTCATCTCGTCGCAGGTATGTTTGAGCATAGGACCGCGCTTATTGCAGAACATCACAGCCGAAACAGGCTGAATGCCCTGTGCAACCATGCCATCCCAATGAGTCCGCAGCTCGGTTACAGACTTCAAAGTAGCAACGCCGCTCATGAAGTCATAAATCTTGCAGTGGGACTCGTCGATATGTTCCAGAACGTCGATACGAGTCCGGTTTGCGTACAGAGGGAACTGGAGTTCAACTTCATTCCCGGTGTCTGCAACCAGCCGATTTGCAAAATCCTGCGCATATTTCTCAAGAGTGAGAGGCTCGCTTTCGAGAGGCTTCACGTTTTCGGCAATAGCGTCGAAAATTTTACGCCATCCCTTGTCGCTCAGGTCGATATCCGACTTGTTGGCGAGGGTATTCAAGAACCCACGCGGCAGACCGGAAATATCAACAGCAACAACGCCGGTGAAAGCGTTGAAGGCCGGGTGACGAGCCTTGTCCCAGATGGTATCAAACTGAGCGGTGGCGATAACACGCTCGCCGAGCTGGATATCCAAGCCCTGCGTAAGCATGTTGTTCTGGTAGAAATGCTTCAAGTCATAGCCACCAGTAACAACACCTTTGGTCGCATCCGTATCCAGCTGACCACACTCAACCTTGACAGGAATCTCGTACCCATCATAGTCAACAGTGAAGTTCTTTTCCTTCTGCTTCTCCTTATACGGCTGGAAAATGGGCTTGACGAGCACATCGCACGTCTTGCCATTCGCCATATGGAAATCAGGAATCAGGATACGGGCGGGAGCAACGCCGGTAGCGTCAGGTGCCAAGTAATTGCGGTACTTGACACCAAAGTGCTCAGCCAGGCAGGTACGCAGCACGTTCAGGCTGGTGACCCGGCTCTCAGCGCAGCTGCCGTTCTTGGTCAGCATGGTGCTGGCGGTAGCCTTGTCCATCTCCACATAGATGATGGTAGAAGGAGCGCCAAGAGCCTTAAACTGCTCACGCATAACGACATCTGCCATAGGAATCTCTTCCTGCTCGGACATCGTCATGGTCGTGGCGAACGGGCCGTCAACGCGGTGATAGCTGTCCTCTCCAGGCTGCTTGGAAGCGATGAACCAGGGATACTTGTTGCGGGTGGCAACCAAAATGAAATTGTTCAGGCCAACGCCATGGATGCACAGCGGGCCCTCATTGCTGTGGCCGTTGCCAAACTGTAGGTTTTCCGGCAGCTTTTCCTTAGACATACCATTGCCCCAGTCGGCAATAACCACACCGATTAGGTTTTTGGCATGGCCTTTCACAATCGCGACCAAGATGTTAATGGCATCTTTGCAATTAGAGATGGCATTATCAACCGGTTCACAAGCGGCATCGCTCATGGGTAACTTCTGGCGCGAAATAGCGTCAAAGTAATGGTTGGTGATGCCGACGTTGAAAGTGACGTTGTTATTCTTCTTAGCCATAATATAACCCCGTAACGTGGGGCTGCCGTGCTGCTCTCGAATTTATCTCCACAGCAATGTGAGCCCCATATATCGGGGATGTTATTATTCTTTTTTGTTGTTTGTTTTGCAGGAGCCGCTGGCGATATCAGAAATCGCTTCTTTGACAGCTCCGAAAACGTCAGCTGATTTCAGAAAGTCTTCGGCCAATCCTTTGATGTGGCTGTAATTTTTGAAGACTTTCTTGACAAGAAATGCGCCAGCGATTGATACTACTGCCAAAAGCAGCAGAAATTTCGCGGCATCGGTCAGTTTCACTTGCTCCAGCAGGAGCGCGAGTATCACACCATCTTTGCTCAGCTAGGTCTTAATTAGACCGTGAACGAATGAACCATAGCTAACTGCAAATTGCTTAGCTTTGGTTTCGTGGTTGCTGATAATGGTGTCTACTCGCTAAATTATGTTTCGAATCATGATAATGTCCTCCTTAAAGGTTTGTAATTGTTATACGGTATATAAATACGCTCTTAACGCGGCGTTCGCGTGCAGGAACATTTATATAAACACATTGACGCAGTGTATACGTGCCATGCTGATTAGCATGACAATTCTATGTAATCAGCCTTTTCTTCGGCTGTCAGAAGTCCACATTCCGTGGGATAAATCTATATAAAACGCAGAAAGTCTGCGGGAATCCTCAAAAAGAAAAAGGACAGAAACCCAATATGGGCATCTGTCCTTCTCCCAGGAGGTATATGAACTATGGCAAATCAATGATATCTCTGTTACATTATCTATTTTATGGGTGTCGCACACGCCGTCAAGAAGCTGTATAAACTTTTTTGAAAAAAGTTTGCACGCGTGTTAGTGGCTTTTTAGAATGTTACAACATTGTGCAAAGTCGTGCAACATTGTGTTTAGTTCTCCGATACAGAGCAAACAAAAGATACTGTACCACTCCAATCACCTGGAGTCAGATTTGCTTTCACCGTATAGTTCGAGGTGATACTGGCTAAGGCGTCGTCACGGTTCCACACTGCTTTGGGAGTTTCCACGCTCGCAAGCACATCCGCCGCCTTGTTGCTTTTCATGGTGGGAGGCGTTGTGCTGACATTGACTTCCTGCGATAGGCCGATGTCACCTTTCACCATCACGGGCAAAGTCGCTGTCTTTTCACCGCTGCCAGCATTCCCGCCTAAAGTTACGCTCTCAGGCACAATGAGCGAATACAGCGTGGGTACATATGCCTCAACCGTTGTGGAGGCGGGTGTCACACCGTTTACAACGGAATTATACGAGTCCTCGACAAAATACGGGTAGAGGTCAACGGTCACATTGCTCTGCTCAAGCTGAGCATCCACGCCGAGATATTTTGCCACGGTTTTTCCAGTTGCGCTTGCTGCGAGCTCCTCGCTCCAGTTTGTGTCCACCACCATCACGGAACTGTCTTTGGACCCAACTTTCCAGCGATTGCTGGCTTTGTATCCTGCTTTTGTGAAGCGGCCGACATCCAGAATACCGTACTCTGCATGGGTATACGCTGTGTCATAGGCGGTAGATTCCGATTCAACGATGTCAAGGTTCGTACAGCTGTTGACTGCATGTGTGCAATAGGAATGCCATGTCTGAGCACCGTCGTTGTGATAGTTAATAGTGATGGTATAGGCAGTCCAATGAGCATATACAATGGTATCGCTGCTGCCCATGACCGTGGATTCAGATACTTTATTTCCGCCATCCGATGCGGTATACCACCCAAGAAACTCATAGCCTTTTCGACTCGGAACAGGAAGCGTACCATATTTATGCGATTCGGGAATATCGATGGACGATTCAGAGATGAAATAGGAGTCGTCTGTGCAGTTTGGGTTAAAGGTTAGGGTGTGTTGAGTTATAGTTTCGACAGCAGCATTCTAAGTTGTGAAGCTCTCGGCATATACTGTAGCTGGCATTGCGGCGCAAACAACAAATGCACAAAAAATTAAGAATTTGAGCTTTTTGAGCATCGACGACATGCTCCTTTCGTATGTTCGTACTTTTATTATCGGAGAATCGCAAATAAAGTCAAAAAGAAAAAGCCGCTCACCCTGTGAAGGGCAAGCGGCAAGAGGTTAAGATTTGATGTACAAGGACGTTCCCTTAAACGGATTCAAGAGACCGGGCTTATATTTAGTGCGAACATGCTCTGCAATTTCGGTATCCGGCATTGCGTTCAGAACGTCAAGCCAACATTCAGCATTGGTTGCCATGAGGCCACCCATGCCAAGAGCATTTTCACAGCGTTTGATGTCAGAGGCAAATGCGTCGTGAAAGTTACAGGACTCCGCAGCCTTGATGATGCGGTCAAAGCCGTACATTCCGAGACCTCCTCACTGGCACATTGCCTTGAGGTCGTCCTCACTCAGAACAGGCACACCCAAAGCGTTCGCCTTGTCGAGTTTTGAACCGGCTGCCTCACCCGCAACAAGATAGCTCGTCTTCTTGGAGACACTTCCGGAGACTTTGCCGCCATGCGCTTCGATATAAGTCTTGGCTTCATCGCGGCTCATGGAAGGCAGTGTACCGGTAATAACGAATGTCTTGCCAGCGAGCGGCGCAGACTCATCATTGGCACCTGCCGGAGCATGGTAGTCAAGATTGACACCGGCATCATGCAAGGTATTGACTTCCTGCGTAAATTCAGCGCTGGAAAGCATCGCATCGAGCGCAGCATAGATAGCATCAGAAAAGCCGGGAATGTTGTACTCCTTGATGGTATCTACATTGAGCGTGGACAGTGTCAGAAGGTTGCCATTCGTAGCCTTGCACTGAGTAAACAGCGCACGAGCAACATGACCGCCGATGAGACGGTAGCCAAGGCCCTTGAGGACGCGGTCGGCATTCTGCTCCTTGGACTTTTCGATTGCAGCAAGAACCTTCTTGGCAATCTTCGCGCCATACATGTTGGTCAGTTCACCTTCCTCCTCATAGAGCCAGTACAGGTCAACGGGGTTCTCAATGAACCGGCTGTCAACCAAGTCCTGAATCATCTGAGGGCCAAGTCCCTTGATGTCCATGCAGGGCTTCGAGGCAAAGTGGATAACGCGATTCACAGTCTTTGCCGGGCAAGCGTCATTGGTGCAGTAGAGGTCCACAGAACCGTTGACCGGTGCGATAGGCGCACCGCAAACGGGGCAGACCTGCTTTGCCATGTCATAAGGCACAGCGTCTGTCGGGCGCCTTTCCAGCTCCACCATCGTGATTTTCGGGATGATGTCACCGGATTTGTGCAGGACAATCGTGTCACCGATACGGATATCCAAAGTCTTGATGAAGTTGGCGTTGTTGAGCGTTGCACGCTCCACACGGGTTCCGGCAAGCTGGATAGGGTCAAAGACAGCAACAGGAGTAACGCGGCCGGTACGACCCGTCTGCAGCTGGATGTTGCGCAAGACAGTTCCCTTTTCCTCTGCGGGATACTTGTATGCAATAGCCCATTTCGGGGTTTTGGTGCGCTCGCCCATCTTCTGGCGAATGCTCAGTTCATCGACTTTGATGACTGCGCCGTCAATCGGGTAATCGATATCATAGCGTTTTTCCTCAATGTCGTGAATGGCTGCCAAGATGCTATCAATGTCATTGCAATGAGCGTAATAGGTGGTCTTAAAACCGCAGATGTCACGCAGATAGTTCAGCTGGTCACAATGATACGGGCTGAACTGTGCTGCATCACCATTGTTGACGCTCTGAACATTGAAAACGAACACCTGCAGATTGCGTTCCCGTGCAATAGACGGGTCAGCCTGACGCAGAGAGCCAGCAGCGCAGTTGCGGGGATTCGCAAAGAGCTTCTTCCCTGCTTCCGCCTGCTTTGCATTGGCTGCTTCAAAGTCCTTTTCCGACATATAGCACTCGCCACGGAGTTCGATTTTGCCGATACCCTTGGGCAGCTCGATGCAGCGAGGCAGGCAAGTGAGGGCTGCGACATTGGCGGTCACATCCTCACCGACATGGCCGTCACCGCGCGTCGAAGCCTGGGTCAGATAGGCAAGACCATCGTCAGAACGTTCGTAGACAAGAGACAAGCTCAGACCGTCGATTTTGCGCTCCACAGAGAAGGTCACATCGGAGTATTCAGCTTTCACCGAATCCACAAAGCTGCGGACCTCATCATCGGAAAACACATCAAGCAGAGAAAGCATCGGTACACGGTGTTCAACCGGAATACCGAGAACACGCTTGCCGCCAACAACCTGTGTAGGGCTGTCAGCGGTCACGAACTCAGGATGTGCCGCTTCGATATCACGAATCTCGTGCATCACGGAATCGTATTCCTCATCCGTTACAACCGGAGCATCCTGCTCATAGTAGGCGGCACTCCATTCTTTGGCTTTGGTGCAGAGATTATTATAATATTCCTTAATGGAAGAAATAGACATGTTGTTAGACATAACATTTTACCTCACATATGTATTGTTTTGTTTTTTTGTGAACCTCCCCACCTAAGCCTTACGGCTATAGACGGGGCGTGCGCTCTTAATAGTTCATCAAAGGGTAATGGTTTGAGATTCCGTTGTGGCCTGGCTGACATCTTCAATACCATCCACGAAAACTGTTGTTCTGATAAGGATACGGAAAGGGACGCCCTTTTGCCAGGTGGTGTTTGCACGGAGTTCATCCACCAGGCCAATCAGTGCCTGCATCTTGAGCATTTCGATGGTATAGCGAGTCGGAATCATGGTTCGGGTCGTCTCGAGATAAAAATGCCGATTTTTCTCATTGTATCCGAGAGAATCGTTCGTAACATCCATTTTTGCAACAACGGTGTAGTCGCTCTGCGGGACATCGTTGAACGGCGTGAGAGAATCATTGAGAATCTGCATGCGAGCGTCGAACTCTTTGATGATGCGAGCCTTCTCTTTCTCATAAATCTCGTCTGCCTGTCGAACCTGCTCCCGATAGCACTTCACGCACTTTTCTTTCGTGTAGAAGATGTTGACGGAAGTGCCGGAGCAGCAGCGATACCCGGTGTTGTCCAATGGGGCAATGACGGTTGAAGAAATCTTACCCCGATTTACCGGCCGAAAATAGACCGGAGAATAATAGATGGTTTTGCTCGTTTCTTTTGCGTCCGTTACAACAACCGGGGTAGGCTTGATGTTACGAATCGGCTTTTTGGTCGGGTCTGCATTTGCGCGATAATCGCAAATCCAAGCCATTTTGCCGATGACGTTTTCAAGACCTTCGGCGTAATCGTACATACCGAGGTCGTTTGTCTGGCGTGGAGGATAATTTTCTCCGGAGCCTTTAATCATCAGCTTGACGCCGTTTTCTGTGAGATATTCGTTTAATTTCATAAATCAGGGCAAGGAGACCCGCGACTTTAGTCGTGGGAGGAATTGCCCGTTCACATCCTTTCTATTAGATAATTTGTTGCAGGCTCTAATAGCCGCAATTTTTTGAATGTTACACCTTTGGAAATACGCGTGCCGTCTAGCTTTTTGAGGGTAAAACTTCCCGATGCACGACGACCGGAAACGAAGCACTCTTGTCCCTTGTAGAGAACCTTATCCCAAAGACGATACCCTTCGACAACATAAGGCATTTGGCTTCTTTTCCGAATGCCACCTTTTGAGAAGTTCGCTTTATGGGTTTGACGATTGTGGTGTCTTATCGCTTTTGTGCGATAGCAAACACTGCAAGGTTCAGCAAGTGGATGCTTGCTAATACAACGGGCATCGTTTACATGGCTTTTCTTGATGTCGTTTTGCTCTCGCCGCATTTTGGTGATATAACCATAGGTTCCTTGGACAGGAATAGGCAGTTCCTCGCGCAATCGAGCCATTAAGGCTTTGCGCATAATGCCCATAAAGGCGGCATCTCGCAGCGGCTTGCCGCGTTCCTTACCATCAAGGGATACTTTTCCCTTGTGAAGCGCATCATGGCAAGTAGTACACAAAGTAATAAGATTACTTGGCGCATTACCGCCTACTTTACGGCTTTCGAGATGATGTACATGCAGCTTGACTGTTTTCTTCGTAGTGGTATGTGCTCCACAACACTGGCAAGTGTAGTGGTCACGCTTTAAGACATACTGACGGACATTGTATTCGTCGTACATCTCGCCAAGCTGATAGTCCGTCCCTACAGGCAGAGGCTTTCCTTCAAGCATTGCTTTCAGGCGCTGTGTGTCAAATTCTGCGGTTTCCACTCTTACAAGAGTGATAGGCAAAATCCGGCAGATACGCTTGATAATGGTAATATGCTCCTGAATCTTTACTTCTACTGAAGGAGCGAGCCATTCTTTATGCTTGCTGTGAACGCGGTTATCAAATCTCGGCGCACGGTAACGGGTCTTGCGGTTGCGTCTTGAACGACGGCTCTGTTTGCGCGTGGAAAGCAAATCTACCACATCATTGCGAGGAGTAAACTCTTCACAGTAGAATTCGCGCTTTTCTGTAGATGCAGACAAGCCGACATGCTTGTTGCCAGCATCAACACCAAGAGTGATGGGCTGTTTGTATCCTGTACTTCCGTACAGAAGTTTGATAGTGAACGGCGTACGTTTTACAACGTGTGCTTTTTGCTGTTTTAACAACAGACGAGCCTTTCCGGGCGAGCACGGCATCAAGGGCTCGCCATGCTTGTTAAGTACATACACATATTGCATGATGTCATGCTCCTTTCGAAAAATTGGCAGCTAATAAAAAGCTGCCCTCTCCTCCGAAGAGGGTAAAAATCCTTCCCCAAGGTTATAAACGGCTTGATACAGCCACACCTGTCGGCTTTACCTCAGCTTTACGTGATGTGTTGTTGTCTTAGAGCGCACGGCTAGGATTTACACCGTACGGTAACTGTCTATTCGCTTATAACGGGGCACAACTTAATGTGCATAGGGTAGTCAACATATCCTTGCGGACACTTCTAAAGCGCAGACTTGCCGGAGCAAGCCCGCGACTTTAGTCGTGGGTTATTGACATTTTTTCCTTTCTGTGATTTGTGGTTGAGTTCAGCGGGCGTTTGTGAGTACGGCAACAACCAGCTCCTCGTAGTCCTCGATGGCACAGTAGATGTCAGCGAAACCATAGGCGTGGCCACGGTCGTAGGCTTTTTGCCAGAGGATGGTTGCAGCCTTTTTGGAAATGCTGCGTTTCGTTTCGGCTTTGATGTCTTCCTGAATTTGAAGTTCGATAGCTTCCGAGATGTGTTCGATTTCTGCATTCTGCGCCTTCTTCAGCCGAGAGCATTCCGCATCCCAGGCTTTCTGTCGGCGAACGGCCTCTTCCCTGTTCCAGCGCACCGATTTCTCTTCGTCGATGATTTCACCGTCTTTCGGGCGTTTAGAGTTGGGCCTTGTTGGTCTTTTCCAAGCAGTTTCGAGTCGGTTGCCAAGATTTGTCCATACGTTATCCATAGTTAAACTCCTTTTTTGTACGCAAAAAGGCGAACCTCCCGGTGTGGGAAGTCCGCCTTAAAGCGAAGTGTGAATTGTACGAGCACACAGTGTGCTTAGTAGATGGTATCTATCGTACAAGCTAAATTATACGGGTCTCGCACGAAAGCGCAAGATTATTCATCCATTGCTACAGTCACCAAACAGCAAATTATATGCTTTTTCGATTTCAGAATCAGACATGGCCTTCCCTTTTTCTTCAATACTGTGCAGAATTAGAGTCTTGTCGCTCTCCTCATCCGGCACGAAGCCAAGAATCACATCCAGCTTGTTGCGATTCTCGTCCTGTGCAAGATACTCTTTGATTTCGGACCACTGCGCATCACGCTGGTTCAGAGCGTCAACGTTCTGGACACAGAACGGGTACTCACTTTGCGGCATAGAACCAGCAAGGTATTTAGTATCGTCACAATACATCTTGATAAGCCGGACAATATAGTTCCGCTCTGCTTTGGTTCTTGCAGTCAGAATGTTGCTTGCGCTCTGGTACTTGTAGTTATCCCCAACAGCTTCCAACGACTCTGCAATCTGCCGGAAACTCAGCATTTCGTTTGTGGCCTTGTCATGCTGCGACACGGTGGAAGCATAGTATCCTTGTTCCGTTTCGTTTGCTTCTACCACGGCAGCGAGATTCGAGTCAATATGGATGAGCCGTTCACTGTTATCCCCTTGCGCACGAATTGTGTTGTTCACTTTCGCAATCCAACTGTCAGTTTCCGTAGCATCATCGCCCGCATAGAGGTAGGTTACAATATCCGGGTTAGTAGGGTTCGGAAGCTCCGCACAAGCCAAGGTCAGATTCCGTCCGTATTCTTTTGCCTGGAGATACATGTTCGGATAATCGTCTTGTATTGTCTGAGCGATTGCCTCAACCTCGGCCTCGTCTTTTTCAATGACAAGGCCGACAGTGGCTACCTGCTCTTCAATGTTGAGCTGCTTCAAAATATCCTCGAGGTCGAATACAATAGCTTCTTTGTTGTTTGTATAGAATCGGATTTTCATAGATTTTCCTCCTGGCAACAATAAAAAAGGCAGGCCCTCGGTTGGAAGGTCTGCCAAAAAACAGTTTGAGAATTGCAAAAAGGTCATTATGCGGCTTTGATTGCTGCGTTAATCACCGTATACGCAATATCCAGAAGCCGAAACGCAAGGACTTCAAAAGATAATGCTACCAGCAAAAAGCAAAACACAAATTTTTGTTTGTTCTCACCCTGGAAATAGTACATTCCAAAGCAGGACGCGATGAGAACGCAGAGAAACACAACGACCCAGATAATATCAGCCATTGTCCTGATTTTGATTCTGCTGAGTCGGCGGGGTCTTGACTTCAGCAGGAGCATTCGGAGTCTGATACTGAACATTCTGGCTCGGCTCTTTGGGAGTTTCGGGGGCCTGGTACTGAACAGTGCTGGGGTTGTTCTGCTGTTCGGCTTTCTTTTCCTCATATTTGGTCTTGAGCTGAGAATAGGAATAGCCATCCTGCGGGATACCGTGATACTCATAATGGCCGAAAGCAAGAATCATGTTGAACACCGGATTCAGAAGGCAAAGACCAATCGTGAAACCAATACCTTCACCGAACGCAACAGCTTTCTTGTAGTTGGTAATAGCACCGATGATGAGAGCAACAACCAGGAACAGATTGCCGAGCAGCGGGATGCCAGACAAAAGGCTCAGCACGACCGGAATCAGAAACAACCAGCCGTTCCCCCAGTAAATGTTGAATTCGATGTAGTTGCTGTAGAACGGGACGATGGATGCCCAGCCAGGCTGCCCGGCCTTCTCAAAAATTTTCCAATTGGCGACGATTTTGAGCACAAAATACGCTACCACCAGAATAATCATCGTATAGAGCATACCGCCCAAAAGATTCAATGCGCTGTAAGAATTGTACATTTTATATTCTCCTCTTCCGGCATATGAAGCCGGTTTATTCCTTCGTTTCGTTTTTTAGCTGCCGCTGCCGTTCTGCAAGTTCTTTGCCGCGTCTGACCAGTTCCGCATATTGCTCTTCAGTCAACTTGCGAGGCGGCTTGATTTTGACCCATTTCTTGGGCATATCTGCCTCCATACACCAGTCCTCATCCCGCGTGATTTTAACAGCATCAGGGTACTCTTTGGCAAGCTCTTTTAGCTGTTCCATACGAACTTTATTGCAGGTGTAGTAGGATGCTTTCTTCTCCGCATCATTGAATGTGATGATGGTTTCGCGTTCCCAGGGTCCATCAGATGCCTGCGTGGCCACTTTTTTATCGGGCATGATTTTTCTCACCTCAATCGAATAAAATTGCCGACATAGCAGGGCCTTCGCAGATATACCCGCTCGCCTCGGCCCATTTCGGCGTCATGAGCTTGCCATTTGCTTTCACAAGCACCATCTTCCGAGCAGAGGTATTCAGGAATTCCGCCGGAGCCCAGTTATTTCGCACAACGACGATAGCATTGTCTTCCGCGTTCTCAAGCATATGCTTCAGCTCTTTTACCGTCACCGTGTCACCTCCCGTTTAACACATCATCCAGTGCCTGCAAGAAAACTCTGGATTCCTCATTGATTCCGCCGCGACACAGAACTTTCGCAATATCATCAAATCCTACCAGGTACATGTTTTCTTCACCCATGTACCCTTGCGGCCAGGGAACCGCATAGTAGTTGTGCGGAACAGAACTTGTGTCATAGCCGACCACAATATATTTCTGGTCTGCAACATTTTTCACCGTCAGGATAGTCCCAAGCGGTAACGCGTCTTTCATGGAATGAGTAGTTGCAGGCATGATTCTCTGAATTTTCAAAACAGCACCTCCCTAATTTCTATTTTAAGAGAGTCGCACATTTGTGCAACAAAACTAAAAAACAAAAAAGCGGCCGCTCCAAAAGGAACGACCGCAAAGATACGAGTCAGATGTTATTCGCTGTGTTTATGCCTCCTTCTTATCAGCGTCCAGAATCTTCTTCAGAACGTCGTTGAACAAGTCGTCGTGGAATTGACCAGTTTCTTCATCTGCTTCCGGAGATGTGAAAGCACCGTCTTCTTCAGCTGCATCCTGTACAGCATCGAAGACACCGACTGAGCCCCAAAGCTCATCGGCCAGATGGTCATAGCCGAGGTCCTTTACTTTTGCCGAGAGGTCAATCAGCAGCATTTTCTGCCGAAAGAACTTGTTCATATCCAGGCCGATGTAGGGTTTTGCTGCGGTATTGTTTTTCTGAGACTTTACTTTGAAAATACCCCAGTCAAAATTGCTGTCTGCGCCGTACATATACCCGGATGCGAGGCAGAAACCTTCAGCAGCACTGTCCTCAACGTTGATACCGACTTCATAATCGATGCCGGAATCTTCATCTAGGTTAATCGCAGAGCCTGTTGCCTTTTCGTACTCTGCCTCAATGTCAGCTTTCATGGCTGCCAGCAGGGCGTTGAAATCGGTGTTCTGGGAAAGCAGATTCATGTTTTCGCCTTCCTGGTTTTTAATGAGAACGTACATAGTATTTACCTCCTACCAATCAAATCATGCTGTCAGACAATTTGTCGATAGCTGCCGTGATGGCTTCGTTTTCCATCTGAGCAATACGCTCAAACAGATGAGACCAGTCGATGGCATCATAGACACGCTTGACAAACGCATCATAGGTGCCACCGGCCTTCATCATTTCAATTTCAGACTCATAGCAGCCGGGCTCCTCAAGTATGAACTTGATATCGTCGGTTGGGTTGATTTGTATTGTTGCTTCGTACTCATTCATTTTAATTATTTCCTTTCTTTTATACGCAAAAAGGCGAACCACCCAAACGGGAAGTTCGCCTAAAGCGCATTGTTAAGTGTGCGAAGGGCAGGGTGCCTTTTCGATAACTGTTATCTATCGTACATTTTTGATTATAGGCCGTTCGCATAAATCCGCAACAAAAAACCGCCACCCAAATGGGCAACGGTAATGAAAAATTAAATTTCAGCGCAGAACATCGCGAGTTTCTGCCACAGCAAATAGGTGCTGTACCTCATGCGTACCTTTTCAGGAACACCAGTAACCAAACACCATTTGTGAGCAGTGGCTTTGATGCGGGGAATCTGCCTCTGTTCGGCTTCGGTAAACGTCTTGCTGTATAGTCTGCGACGGCGTCCGGAATTCCAAAAGGCTCCTTCCATCGTTTCGCAAATCAGAGCGTACGCCAAATAGCTTTGGGCTTCTTCGTGAGTCAATGTAACCATCGTTTTCATGGCTGTCACCCTGCCTTTCTCTCATTGCGAGCCATATGCAGCGCATAATCAAGCGCGTCAGGGTCATCGGCCAAGAATTTCGTTTTCTGAAGTGTACCAAGCTTGGGATGCTTCAGAATCGTATAGTTGCCATTGTTCTGGACAAGGGAACCTTTATCATAGACAAGCTCGACCTTTTCGGCAGGTACTGCGTAACGGCGAATGCGGTCACATTCATCCGCATAGTTGATGGGAGTGATATAGCCAACTGGCTTTTGTCCTTCCATCCCTGTCACAGTGACCAGAAAAGCCTTAATGGTCCGGGCTTCTTCCTCTTCCTGCTCATCATAGTATTTGAACGTGATGAACATGGGAGTATCTTTCTTGTACGCATCTTCCTCAGGGCAGAGATACGTTCCACAAGAGCGGCAGAACCAGAGCATCGATACGGGCTTTCCAGTTTCCTGTGCTTCTTTTGCATAGCGCTTGAAAATCTTTATGTCCAGCTTGAAATCCTCGGTGTAATGCTTCACCGTGCTTTTCACGATGAGTTTCAGGAAATCACAGATGGAAATAGCGGTCATAGTCATATTGGAAGTCATAATAAAATCTCCTTTTTAGTCAACCATAACTTTAGAAATATTCATGTCATAGCGGTTAAATTTAGAAATATAGTCAAAAATGGTATTTACTTGAGCTTTTGTTGCGGTTTTGGTCTCATCCATATCGAGGAATGTATTGCCCATCGAAGGATTACGAATGGCAATCCAACCGCGTTTATATAGGAAATCGAGACCCTTGCCACTCCAGTCATACGCCATATTGAGAACTTCATGGTCAGAAAGACCAAACGCTTCTCGATTGCGCATGATGATGCGGCCAGCCAGGGCAGCGTGCTCGCCAAACTCGCAGGCATACCAGGTGCCATCGGGAGCAATCAGACCATATTCGGTCAGCTGATGCTGAATGGGTCTATCACTGATATAGCTGTTGTACAGTCGCTGACGGCGTTCAACGGATGTGCCTTTCATGTTTGCTTCAATCCAAGAGGCAAGCTTGGTCCAAAAATCGGTTTTGTAGAATTCCGGGTTGGATTCCTGCTCAGGAAGCGGTTCGCCATTGAATTCTGCAACAAGGTCTGGGTGGGTAAAAAGCCATGCACCGTTGTTGAATGCATCAGAATAACCCGTTTTCCCATAGAGGAAGCACTTGATACCGTCATAGCTGCAATCGATATAATGATGTTTTGCATTGGTGCAGAGCGTTTCATAGCTATCAGTCATAGCAAAGCGGTCAACATAATTGAGCGGATGTGCAATCATATCCTCACGAATTTGATTGACCAGCATCTTGTGTTGAAGCTCCTCAACCTTCTGCCCGAGGGAACGAACATGAACATTGTCATCGACAAGTTCAAACTCATTGACACCAACAAGTTTTTTCCGGCCTTCGATAATGTCCTGGCAAACATGCCTTTTTTCTTCCTCGTTGCCACCCATCATGCAGGAGAGCAGCAGCTCCTCACACTTTTTATACGGCTTGTCCATGTTCCAGAACCAGTCACGTGCAATGGCGGTGAGGAACTCACCATCCATACTGAAATGTAGTTGTTCACCCATGTTGGGTAACCTCCCCAATTGTTATGTGTTGTTCTCGACAAAGTCTTCGCATTCCTCGCTGGTCAAAACCACGCCGAAATAGGCAACACGCTTGACGGTGGTTCCCCACACGCGAACGGTGCGTGCCATTGGCTGAACGACCCAGGAATGACAGCGCCAGAGCCCGTCTTCGGAAAGAGCATAGCCCGTTGCAATAAAGCACCGGTCTTTGTTTTTATACCAAAGCCGTGCAGAATTGTAATGGCACTGGCAATCCTGACCTTTTCTCATATAGCTGCTGCCATAAAAGAACCGGCCGCGTTTGAGGATTTTTGGGGCGTCTTCGTCAAATTCCGTCATGCAGACTTCATCCCCGCCAAATGTGAGGATTTTGTCATGCAGCTTCTTCATAGCATCGAGCGTTTGAGTATCGAAACCAGAAGAGGTGTTGTAAATCTGGCTTTTGGTAAGCCGCATTTTCCAATCCTCGTTCATTGGGTTCCAATGAATCGGCGCAGGCATCTGGTCAGGAGTCGTAATAGGTTTCAGACTGTTCCAGCCTTTCGTGCTCATTCCAACCCCTCCTCACGAGAACGCAAGCAACTCAGAATCTTTGAGTGCAGTTGATAGCGATTATCGCCGCTTGGCACGGAGTTACCGAGGTTTTTGGATACGAGAAGTTCGTCGAACGCCTTCAAAATTTTAGAAGTAATGACCGGCTTTCTCTGCGCACTCATGTGACTCAGCCAGAACTCGACATCCTCAACGAGATGCCAATATTCCATGCCGTACAGCATCGCGCCGCTTTCATTGTCTTTCCGTTCCCGCTCCTCATCTGCATCATCGCAAACGATGCAAATACCGTTTTCGTCGAGATAGTTTTCGAAGACGTCGCAGATATCGAAGGCAACAGAACGGATATCGGAATTTGCCTTCACCTCAGGTTCAGGCTGGGCGGCTTCAACTTTGTACTCGATACTGTCGTGACGAAGTGACTCTTCGATGCCATCAAAAACGATGTCCGCGCAGTCGTTATCATCCCGACACGCTTCGAAAATGTTTTTGACGGATTCGATTGCCTCTTTGGAATCGGAGTTTCCCTCAACAGAGAACTCCAAAGGAACCAAGGCAACAACTTTGTATTTATTCTTCATGATTTTTTCTCCTTAGTTTAACAGGATGCCGCAGCATTTGTTCAAGGCAAGTACGCTTGCAGCGAGAACAGCAACCTTCTCAAAGGTAATGCTCTCCGCAATTGCACAGACGCTCATAACAATGAGCAGAACAGCTGCCACAGCAGATACTATTACTATCTGACTCTTGATGCCGGTTTTCATGAGCTTTTTCTCTTTCTGTTTATGCCCTTATCGGAGCATATCAATGATTTTTCCAACCAACTCATCATTGGTCACGAACTGATTACGTCCTTTTGCACCGAGCGATACAGAGGAGTAATCTTTCATACTGGCGGCATAGCGAACCAGGTTCTTGTCAGACAAGGGCTGATAGCAACTCTTTTCAGTGCTGACGTAAACGCACTTATTGTTGAGAACGTTCTGAATGTGGCCAGAGCAGCCAACACGCTTACCGTTGATGATGATGTTGTGTAGGTTATGGGTTAGCATAAGGTCTTTGCTTTCGGTTTCTTTTACCTTTAACTGGTTCAAGAGTTTTCGGGACAGATAAACGGTTGTTTTCATTGTGATTTCCTCCTAATTCAAATGAAGTATTTGTAAGCGGCAGTTAAGCGTTTGCGGTACAGGTCTAACGTGGTCAGCCCTCCTGCATAGACTTTGCGGGAAGAGATTATCACGTTGGTTCCTGCTTCCATATGGGAGAAGAACATCGAAAGGCAATCTTCCAGGCTGTCGCTTGTAGTGAGAGTTTCGTACACCGGATATGAGTATTTGGCGGCCTTGCTGTATGTGCTATTGAGCTCATACACGAAGAACATCACCTGTCCCGTAACGGTGTTGGGGTCATAGCCATTGCCATAACACCAGTTGAAAAGGTCTGTCTTTCGGCTATAAGTCCATTGCAGGAGTCCATAGCCGCCATCCGAAGGGTTTTCGGCCGAGGCTTTAAGACCGCTTTCCATCGACATGCAGCCCATCACTGCGGCAGTACCGGCCTTTGAAAGGCCAGCGGACCGCAGAGCTGTGTAGATTTCAAGCTCATTGTCGTTGAGATTATCTGGAATTGTTTCGGGTTTCGGTTCAGCTTCTTCGATGGCTGCTTCTGCGGTCTCAATCCGTGGTTCCGGTTCTGCAGCATCGGAAGATTCGACCTCAGCAGTTGTAATCTCCTCATGTGCTTCTTCGGAAGTTTCCGTTATCGAGAACGCTTTATCGAGCTCATTCACCGTTTCAATGGGAGTGGAAAAAGCGATAGGTTCGGTTTTGGGAGCTATGTTTTCCTCTGCGTGTGCAGGAACAGAAAGCATAAAACCCATGCAGGCGATGATGGTAAAAATACACATCACCGCGACGACAACCAGGACATGCTTGTTCCGAAAAATGCTGTTATTATTCTTTTCGACTTTCATTTTGTGACTCCTTTTTTGTGTCTTTTCCTTGTAGCGGAAGATTGTGATTTGAGATTTGTGGTTTGTTTTGAATTCCTCCTTTTTCTGTAAACAAAAAAAGGCAGGCCCATCATGAAGATGAGTCTGCCTTGAATGAGAACAGAATTATGAATTGTACGAGCACGCGGTGTGCAAAGTAGATGTTATCTGTCGTACAACTTTAATACTATGGAATTCGCAAGGATGTGCAAGAGCTTTTGATGTGCTTCTTTTTCAGGCTTCGTTAAGCCATTTCTGAGTGATATCCATGATTTGATTCTGAAATTCCGGGTCCGGCAAGGTTTTGCTGTCTGCCCAAATTGAGTTACGGACGATTGGGTAATTGTATACAACGCCGTCAACGATATAGGGCCAAAGCACCACTTCGCCGCCCACAAGCCAGAGCTTTTGGACTTTGACGGGCTTCTCGTATCTTGTGAGCCAGCATTCACTGGTCACGACAGAATCCGCCACATATTTCTGTGTTTCTTCCTCGGTCAAGAGATTCGGGTCTTCGTCCTTGATGTTGTACATTCGGACAATGAACGGTAACGGCATGTCCTTGGAGTATTTTTTGTTCTGACGCAGCTCAGCGAGCAGGAATTTTGAGACAAAATGCGCAATCCCAATACTGGTCAGGCAGTCATCGAGGGTGTGCCCAAGACAAATTCTTGGGATTTCCTGGTCCTCCCCTTTCATCCGATTCGTTGGTATCTGCGGAACAACATCGTCCGGCAGGCATCCGGTGTCTGCCATGATATGATAAAGAATCATTGATGTTTCCTCCTGAAATAAAAAAATAGCAGGCCCTCAAGAATCGAGAGTCTGCGTTATTCGCACGATGAATCATTCATTCGAGTGTGTTTTTATCGTGTAGTTGATATTTTGTTTGGCTTGTACACGTAGCCAGCCCAAACAGACATCGTTCAGAACGTCTTGTTATCGGGAATCCGCAGATACATCCAGGACTGTGGTGCTCGCTTAACGCCGAGCTCTCGCAGCGACATATCCATAGATTGGACATCAGAAACGTTCCAGCAATAAAGAGTGCCGGACTTATTGCCGTATGCAATCAGCTCATTTGCGGTAAGGCAGCTGTCCTTCACGAATTGAGCGGTCTTTTCGGTCACTTCCGTGCCAATAGCATATGCCGGAAGCTTACGCAGGCAATCGAGTGTATTGATGTCACGGCAAACAAATGCGGCAGTCACTTTTCCAGCACCACCGTTAGCTTTGGTTTCATAGCAAAATACTACAAAAGGATAGCTAATTTCCCACGGCATAGTTTTTCGGACCTCAATAGTCTTTTCTCCGCTCAGAATTTTTTCAAGCCATTGCTTCTTGATGCTGAGAAGAACGGCTTTATTCGAGTTAATTTCAAGGGCTTTATTGATATTCGAATTAAGCATTGTTATGCTCCTTTCACACTTCGGGTATTTTTTATTTTTGGTGGGATTTCTTACTGACGCAAGCCCACGACTTTAGTCGTGGGTTATTGACTTGTTTTTGGAGCGTCACCATTTATGGAACGGGTTCAAAAGTCCGGGACGGTATTCGTTATCGACATACATCTTGATGTCGTTATCGTCCAGGGCATCCAAAATGTTCATCCAGCATTCCGCTTCGACGTGCATCTCGCCGTCCATTTTCAAGGCCCTGTCGCACTGAACTAAGTCTGCGCGAAAAGAATTCACATAGAAGCAATCTTTTGCGGCAGCCGCGAACCTGGTAAAGCTGTTCTTGGTATTTGTGGTCATAGTATTCATCCTTTCTGAAATATTTTTGTTTCTAATCAATACATACAAAAAAAGAAGCAGGCCCTCAAAAGAGAGTCTGCTTACTTATGTATGACAGATTGTTAACTTAATGTTCAATTAGGAGGTAAGTGATGGTATCTGTTATGCAATTATTATTTTAGGCGGTTCGCACATTTGTGCAAGTGGCTTTTTTAGCTTCGTTTGTTTTTTGGCATCGCGTTGGTCCAGCCCTTAGATTTGTGTTTTTCAGAGCTGTCGCCTTTGAACATTTCGGATACTTTACTGCCATCGTCTTCCGCATGAGCAATATATTCAGCCGCAAGAATTTCATACTGTGCGCGGGAAATCCCGGTTTGCTCTGTAAAATTTATGAATTCATGTTCAAACGCCAAACTGAGTGTTATTAAGACGCGATTGGCAAGTTCTTGCCGGAATTCATCAACGGTGCCATCAAATTTTATTGTGCTGTCGTCCTCATCATCATTTGTGAAATCATCAGCCGCAGCATTGACGGCATCGCCAAAGAAAGTGGTCATCTCGTATGCCGTATCCACAGGGCTGATATTCGGGATACCATTCTCATCTTTTTCGTTCAGTTTAACCTGAAGCAGTTCCTGTATGATGCTATAGCGCATTAGCAGTACTGACATTGTGCTGGTAGGTTCGAAGTTTTCGATTTCTTTTTCGAGCATCTTTTGCTTGTTTGCGACAATTTTGTAGTTTGCTTTCATGTGAAACTCCTTTAAGCGCCTAAAACCCGTCTAACGGTAGCAACCGGAACCTCACGTTTTCCTTCCGGCAGCACAAAAGTCGGCTCAATCCAGCGAACTTCCAGGCGTGTCCGGCCTTCTCCGACCCAATAATGATGCCAATGGGCGCGGCGGACGTGAGGTCTGACCGTACGGCCCGTGCCGGTTGCTGTGGACTTCTGATATTCCGTGCCAGAAGCCAGCTGCTTTTCAAAGCTCTTTCCGATGACAAAGCCTACATTGTAGGTCTTGATATTAACTTTCTTAGGTGTTGCACCGGGTTTGGAAACAAGGATGGGCCGCTTCTCTTTCGGGATTTTTACCTCTTTGATTTCAGCATTCTTGGATGCAAGGTAATAAGCTGCAGAAACCGCAACACGAAGATACGGCTCAATGCCGGCGTTGAATTCCCGCTGCTTTTCCAGCTCTTCTTCACTGAGAACGGCACCGGGTACATTTGAAATCGTGGCGTCATTGACAGTGGCGGAATCAGTTCCGTTCTGAAATGCCTGCTCGCGAGCATCATTGTTGCGCCGATAGGACTCAATCAGCTTCTTGCCGTTGAGACACCACTGCATGCACTGGCAAAGTTCGATATTGTCAAAGTTTGGATTTGCCTTAAAAGGAACAATCAGGAAGAGTGTATCCACATCGTTCGGACCATGGGATGCATCAAACTCAATGTGAACAAACATCGCATCGTGATGAGAGCCAGCGGGCAGATTCATGACAAAATCCCTATATGGCAGCCGCATCATGATATCGGAATAAATCGGTGCGTCCTCAGTCTCGGCTAATGTTCTGAGAAATTCCGGAGCGAAATTGTACACGGTTTTTGCTGCACGCCAATAGTTTGCGACGTATGCCATCGAAAATTGTGCGGCAAGTTCCCCATCCATCGCATCGGCGGCAATCTGACCGTTTTGGATAAGGCGGTGCCCAAGCGGAATAAATTCTTTCACATAATAGTCATAGCCCTTATCCAGCAGCTTGTTGGCCCCAGAATTCAAAAGAAACTGACTGCTCTGCTCGGCATACCAAAGAGCGCTGTTCACAATTATATTGTCCACAATGATACCTCACTGCCAATACAGTTTTATTGTTCCGTCAGCAAAAAGAATCTGGCTGTACTCCTCGCCGTCAAGGACAATGCAGCGGTCCTCTCCGTGCTTGTGAGCGCCGGTACAATACACAGTTTTGTTATTGATAGCCGGGATGGACGGTGCTTTTGCCAAAACCAGCTGACCGCGCATGGCGCAGATGTCGAGAAAAGAAATAATGTGGTCGCCCACCCTGGAAAACCTCCAATCTTGTTCACAGTGCTTTGATTTGGAAAGAGCCCTCGACATGCGGCAGCGGCTCGTTTGTCACTTTCAGAACGGAGCTATCTCGTTTCTCTGTCGTATATCGAATGGTTTTAAGAATCTCGTATGCCAGCTTGCTGTTGTAGGCAAGCCCTGCGTTGGAAATACCGAAGTTTCCGTTCCAGCCAATTCCCATCCTTTTGAGCTGCGGAATTAGAAGGTCACGGGCTTCGATGACGCCTGTTCCGTTCCAGCGTGCATCATGATACGCCTGAAAGTGCTGTTCATCGTTACCAGAAATATCGAGGGCTTCATAAATGACACCAAATTGACCCATTAGAATGCGAGAGTATGTATCCAACGCATTGGCAACGACTTTCCAGGAAGGAGTATCTAAGCCGATACTGTATTTATACGGAGCATCCTTTTCCGGCAGTTCCCGTGCATGATGCAGCATATCTTCCAGTATTTCGCTGCACTTGTCGGAATAGCTTTTAACAGGAGCCGTTACGTTGATAGCCGTCAGAGTAGCACAAGCACTTGCAATGTCTGCCTCGCTTGCTCCATAAGCCTCTCCAACCTCTTTGCAGATAGAGGAAAAATCGTTGCTATAAAACGTTATCATGATGGCAAGAGCGTGCAGAATGAATAAGTACTGCTTGCTTGTAAAATCAATGTACATACGGAAAAAATCCTTTCACTTTCTACCTTTTAATTATACCGCGATTCGCAATTTCTCACAACGGAAAACGCTAAATGGTAACAGTTTATACATATTTTTACAAGCAAAAAAGCCGCCTCCTTATGGAGGCGGCTGGACCCTTATTTTACAGCTTTTCTGATTTCGAGCTCGTGCTCATAGCAGCTTTTGCAAATCAGATAGCCAATGCCAATATCGTTCTGGATGGCCGCAGACGTATATGCGTTGTGCTCGTTGATGGTACGTCCGCATGCAGCACAATTGAGTTCTTCGTTGGCATGAACCATGATGTCGCAATGCCCGTTCTGAGGTGGGGTGTACGGCGTATATTGCTTCTTGATGAAATCGTATTTCTGCATTTTATGGCACTCCATTATTCATTGTTTTCTTTCGCTATTATATCACAAATTGTGGTGCTAAACAAGAAAGCAGTCCCCCATAAATTCACGAACAATCGCTGACTTTGGAGATTGTGACGTTTGCTGAAGGATTTGTACCTTTGAGCAGTATCCTGCCGTTAGATTTACGGACTGATTCCGTGAACTTCCTCACCAAAGCCTTGCAGCTATAGATGAAACATTCTGCTTTCAAACTTTGGTAGGAATCCAATCCACAATTTGCGGAACAAAGTCGGCTTATCGGAATATTGCATCGGAATAATATCAAGGCATTTTCGATATCGTTCCGAACGGATGAATCAGTGGCAAATGAAGGCACTTTTGCTTCCTGGACAATTTTGTTGCTTTGCTGTATGATTAAAGTACAACAATTAGGGCAATACAAAAATCGATAACGGCGAAGTACTGACAAATGGACGCGACAATGCAGACGGTTCTCCGGCTCCATGAGCAAGGTATACCTAGAAGAACCATTGCCAAACGTGCAGGCATCTCATTGCAGAAAGTGCGCAAAATACTGATTACGGCCGGGGCCTGGTCAGATGAAACATCAGAAAAAATCGGGAAGCTGCGTGCGAACGGTATGTCAGTTCCTGAAATCGCAGAAGAATTGGGTGTAAAAACCAATACTGTTTGGAGCTATTTGCCATACAGCAAAGGCATGTATAATCAAGAATATCCGACCATTAACGCCATTCGAGTCCGAAATTCGAAGCGAAAAGCAAAAGAAAAAGCCCTCACCTGCACGGATACCGCACAGAATGAGGGCAGTGGCGCTTGCTGAAGGATTCGAACCTTCGGACAGTCTCCCATCGTCGGTTTTCTGGACCGATTTCATCAACCACTCGAACAAGCAAGCAGATGGCGCAGAGGGTGAGATTCGAACTCACATGCCGCGATTTCCGCGACGGCAGCTTAGCAAGCTGCTGCCCTACCGTTAGGCGACCTCTGCATAATGCACCTTTTTGACATAGGTGCTTGTATGACCCCTGGCAGACTCGAACTGCCGACTCCAGCTTGAGAGGCTGGCGACTTGGACCAACTTGTCGAAGGGGCCTTATGGTGTGTCGGACTGGATTCGAACCAGTGAACCGTAACGGAGCGGTTTTACAGACCGTTTGCTTTAACCTCTTGCATACCGACACATATGGTGCTCCCGGCTGGAATCGAACCAGCGACACGCGGTTCTTCAGACCGCTGCTCTACCAACTGAGCTACAGAAGCATGGTGACCCGTGTGGGTTTCGAACCCACAATAACCTCCGCCGTGAAAGGGCGGCAACTCTACCAATTCGTCCAACGGGCCATATATAGCCGCAATCCTGCGGCGGGGATTATGCGATGACTAAGATGTCATCTATCTTGGTATCCAGCATCGCTGCCAATATCACAAGGTTGTCGATGGTGGGAAGCGCTGTTCCGGCTTGCCATTTAGCAACCGCCTGCGGAGATACACCGAGCATGTCTGCCACATCCTTCACCTTGATGCCTGCTGCCTTTCGCAGGGCCTTGATATTGGCACCTGTCTGCTGGATATCAATAGTAGGAACGTTCATTTTTCTTGCTGCCTTTCTGTATTGCAGGCAACAAAAAAGCTGCCTGCCGAAATCTCGACAAGCAGCTATGACATGCAGTTATCGCTTAGAAGACGCACCGCATCTGTACATGGTCTGTTTTTGCCTGTCGAGGAGTATGAGAAATAAAACTGCGTTCAAAGGACATGAACTCAGAATATTCGTAACTATACTCATACGACATGACATTAACAGTGTTGCACAGCATTTTGGGGTATCTCCTTTCGTTTCGTTCTGATATTATTATACCATGTTTTTGCACATCTGCAATCAACTTGTGGTTTAGTTTTTTGGTCTGTATACTCTCCAAAACAAAAAGCCGCCTCTTATGTGAGGACGGCTTTTCTTATTGTGGCAGGGGTAACACGACTCGAACATGCAACAAGCGGTTTTGGAGACCGCTGCTCTACCACTTGAGCTACACCCCTATATAGATACTCCAGCTGGGAGTCGAACCCAGAGTAAAACGGGACTTAAAGCCGCCGCGTTTGCCAGTTTAGCCACTGGAGCATATGGCGGGTTGTGCAGGATTCGAACCTGCGGCCCACGGATTAACGGTCCGTTGCTCTACCAGCTGAGCTAACAACCCATAAATGGCAGTTGTTGTACTGCCGGACATGGTACTCCCCGAGGGATTCGAACCCTCAAAACGGTGCGGTTTGAGCGCACTGTGTCTGCCAATTTCACCAGAGGAGCTTATGGCGGGCGTAGCAGGGTTTGAACCTGCGGCCCACGGATTAACGGTCCGCCGCTCTGCCTACTGAGCTATACACCCACAAAAGTGGCAGATAATGCTCTGCCGGGCATGGTGCGCTCGCGGGAAATCGAATCCCGAACACCCCGATTAAAAGTCGGGTACTCTACCGATTGAGTTACGAGCACTTGTCGCGCATCTTCCGTGCCTTGCTTATGGGAACACAGCTTCGAAGAATCTCACTTCCGATGCGCATGAAAGTGAGCGTTGGCCGAGAATGGTCGAGTCGAACAACCGTTGTCAGGGTCAAAGCCTGATGCCTTACCGTTTGGCGAATCCTCGAATATACATTATGTATAATAGCATACACTTTAATAAGCCTGGCTGGAATTCACTCCAGCGGCATTAGAGTGACCTGATTCTGATTTTCTGCATCAAAAAAGCACCCATCAGGCGTTGTGCGTCTGACAGGTGCTCATATCGTGCAGAGTATGGAAAACAACCGATACTTGGATGATTTTATTCAACCATCACTGCACTATGATTTGCACAAACAGACAACACAAAACAGCCGAAGAGATTCCAATTGCTCCACAGCTTTTGCAATTTATTCTGTTTGTTCATCATAGCAGCAAACATCGTGCAATTTTCCTTTCATCAAATTCAGTGTCTATATTATACAATGTGTAGAATACAAAGTCAAGGCTTTTCATAAAAATAATAGCAGGCCCACGCTTATTGTTTGTCTAGCTTCCAAGCCACAATCCGCACTATCACATTCGAGAGCAATACGTCCTCATACGAGCACAGTACGCCTAAAGCGTTAGCCATTCTGGACTCGTAGTCAGCCAAAGCCAGGTCGATGGGCGCGTTGATTTCAGCAGAACCATCCGTTGTTTCCAGAACGGGAGTCCTCGTGCTTTTCCTTTTGACGCTCCAGTTGTTTGCCAACAAGTAGTCGTACAGTGCATACGGATTAACTGCGCTTATACCTTCTCTCGATGACAGTATCGTATATGCCCGCTTGTATTTTCTGGTTCTTTCCAAGTCCCTTTTAGTTGGAGTGTGAGGGAGCCTGGTTAAGTCCATATTGCTGCGCAGGTCCGAGAGCTTTACTTTGACAGCAATCGAATTTTGCTGAATATACCAAAGATATTCAGCATACGATATACCCTTGCTATGGGTCAACGCACTCACAGCGTCAGCAACCTCTTTTGGAAACCCCGTTCTGATGTCTTCTATTGTGACGGACGTATCTTCGACCGTATCATGCAGAAATGCCACAGCCTCGGCTATTGGGTCACCTTTTACGCCTTCTGCTACAACCGTAACGTGCGCTTTGAAGTAGTCCTTCCCAGCCTTGTCTTTTTGCCCGGCATGAGCCTTAACAGCCCAAGCTCTGGCTTTGGCAACCATCTCGATGTCAGACTGTTTTGTCATGGCGTTTCCTCTTAATCTGCCTTTTCTCTAGTATACATAATCCTATTCGATATAGCAATCTGTTGCCTTGTATTGCTCACAAAAACAAAAAAGCCGGAAAGTCCCGGCAAACATGGCGGTCAGAGTGGGATTCGAACCCACGGACGTTTGCGGCGTCGCTGGTTTTCAAGACCAGTTCCTTAAACCACTCGGACATCTGACCATAAAAGGATGGGGCGAGACCGAAATCCCGCCCCACAGCAAGGAGAAAAAACTATCGATTACCGTTAGTTAGAGGATGGCAAATTAGTGGATGCCCAGGGAAGCGGCATAAGCAGCTTCACGAGCGGCAACCTGTGCCTGCAGAGCAGCGATGGAAGCGGCATAAGCGGCTTCACGCTTTTCAGCAGCAGCCTGAGCTTCAGAGGTAGAAGCGTACTGGGGCTCGTTGCCAGCCAGAGTGCCAGCATAACCCTTGACGCCATCAGCGCCCTTGACAGTCAGAACTTCGTGACCACAATGGTCACAGACGTAAACGTTACCCTTGCGGGTCCAGTTGTGATAGCCACAGCTGGTGCAGACGGTGTACTCATTGCCCCAGGTGCCATTGGCAATAGCGGCGGCAATTTCACCGTGCTCAGAGACTTCAACGTTCTTGCGAGGAGCGGTCGGAGTAGTGGTGGTAGTACCGTTGCCCTTGTTAGAGCCGGTAGAAGTGTTGTCCTTACCGGTGTTGTCCTTATCGGGGGCCACTACGTCGCCCTTGTCATCGGGAGTGGTGGTGCCGCTGTCGCCGGTATTGTCGCCCTTGTTGTCGCCCTTATCGTCGGGGTTGGTGACATCGCCCTTGTCATCGCCCTTGTTGTCATCCTTGCCGTCGTCGGGAGTGGATGCAGAAGTGGCTTTCAGGGTCAGGACGTTGTCGTGGATGTCGTCGCCCAGGTAGTAGAACAGGCGGTCATGGTTCAGGCTCTTGCTGGATGCGGTGTAAGTATCGCCGGAATCGGTGGTCCAGGCTTCAACGCTCTGACCATCAACGCTGCCGGGGAAAGTGGCGGTGTCAGTTTCGGTCAGCACAGTGTTGCCGTCAATCTGATAGTTGATGGTGATGGAACGCGGATTACCTTCGGCCGCATAGCAGGAAGTGATGCCGTCAGCGGTGAACCACTGGTCAACTGCATCGTACGGCAGAGTGTCGCCGGGATAGTAGTTGTAGGTGTAGCCGCCGTGGCCCTGCAGGGTAATCCAGTAACCGTAGTCATACTGGCTTGCCGGGAACGTCATAGAGCCGCCCGGAGCCAGGTCCTGGGAAGAACCGTTGCTGAAAGAGAAATGATAGGTGTCGCCGGTGGCTGCGAATGCTGCGACAGGCAGACAAGTTGCCATCATACCGGCTGCTGCAATCCCTGCGATTGCTTTGATGATTTTCTGATTACTCATGCTGTGTACTCCTTTGCTTTTTTGATTTTTTCGTCTATTTATCTGCATTTATTCAGATACCGGTTTGAAAGAAATCAGCCGCAGCTTTGCTGCGTTGCCCACCATCTGCCACGTGGAGGCTTTCTCATGGATGGTTGACGAAGCAGATATGTGCTTCGCCAGTGTCGCAACCGTCTTCGCCACTCGACACAATTTCGGTTTGAATTTATCCCCGTAAAATCGCATGTCCATGCTGCGCGGAGAGGATAAAATTCTTCGTGGTATGGTTTCGGAGTTCCGCGCCTGATTGGCCGTACTACACGCAATGCAGTACAATACCCCAGATACCTTTGGCGAAAGGAAGCGAAAGGGTGTCTGGATGGAGAAGGGAGATGGCCTCGAACCATCGATACCCTGCTTTGCGGCAGGTGCTTTATCCAGCTAAGCTATCCCTCCATGATGGCGGGTCAAGCCCGCCAAATAGCGTTACGCAAACTGGAAGTCGCCGTACTGAGTCACGGCGCGTTCCAGGCGCAGAGGAATGGTTTTTGTGCTCTTCTGAGTGATGTCCTCGCGTGCTACCTGAGCTTCACTCACGCCAGCCGCCTGCAGGACTTCATACAGATTGGAAGGACCAGTACCAGCATAACCACAGGTTAAGCCATTAACCTGAAGCGTGAAGCCGTGCAGATGCGGTGCCAAACCGGGAACGAAATCGAGTTCAACAATGACCTCGTCGCTCTTGTCGTTTACACGGTTGACAGCGATGGCGCGGATGTTCTGGTTGCCAAACATTTCAATCAGCTTTTTTGCCGCTGCAGCGGTTTCTATGGTAGTCGTACCTTCGACATTGATAATTGCCTGTTCCATAAGTTTCATCTCCTTTCTATTATCGCTTCATTGGGTAATGGGGCTTGATGGCAGGTTCGAACTGCCGACCTGCGCGTTACGAATGCGCTGCTCTACCAACTGAGCTAATCGAGCACGATAGGGTGTTTTATGCTGGTCACCCCTTGAGCGAGAAGCCAACTCGCATCCAGCACCATTCGGCAGCCACGCCGATAGATTCTGTATTGTACCCTCTTCACCGTTTTCCGGTCTTATTCGCGACTAACACCGGGACTTTCGAATACTTTCAGGCACAGCACCTGTTTGTCTATTATTTTTGAGGCTGTCTCATCGACATTCGGACTGCGGGCCACAAGTGGACCATGCTCACCAAGTTTAACGTCGTGGCGTACGGTGACTGCGACGTGTGGAGCAAGTAGCGGGGGTCGAACCCGCGTCTCCGCCTTGGAGGGGCGGAGTATTAGCCGTTATACGATACCTGCATAAGATTGCGGGTGAACCCTCACTTAGCCCCGCCATGACATCCGTTTAGTAGGTCGTCATCCCCGGATGTCATCTTCACACCACCTGACAATCTTGCGAACCTCATCGTTGACGATACGCGAGAATCCAAGAAAGCGCTTGGGTGTTGGTCAACTTCAAATTTTGAGCCCTGTCGTTGATTCCCTGTCAAATCGGGTTAACGGTTGTTGTTGGGCTGTGTGTGAGACTGCGGCGAAACTTACCAGTTGCCGTGCAGCAATCTCGCCTTTACGGCTGTGTCGCGTCTGGATGCGCCCCGACTTGACGGGGATGCTCGTACGTTTGCATGCTTCTAAGACATTCGTCAGCAGCCGCAAGAGCCGCTGTCCGCCACCCGCCACGAGGAGGCCGCCTTAATGGGTGGCATGCTGTCCGCCAGATGTTGTGTATAGCATCGTATCATGTGATTTCGATACATCCAACGGATAGCGTCTGGAGCTGGAAATCGGACTTGAACCGATGACCGACTGATTACAAATCAGTTGCTCTACCAGCTGAGCTAAACCAGCAAATACAAACATTAGCCAGATGCCCGGAACACGGAAGCATCTGTTGTCCACCGTCCGCCGCGTGGAGGCTGTTTGCTTGGACGGCTGGCGCGGAGTTACCCGCGCCAAAGAAAGGAAGGATATTACTATGAAACGGATGATTTTCACGCTTCACCTGTGTCAGCTCAAATGAAGCCATGCGACCAAGATTGGGGAAAGGAAAACCTTGATGCCTCAGGAGCCGTTCCTCTTCCTGAGAACAATTGTATTATACCATATATGTGGTATCCGGTCAATGAAAAGACACAATATATAGTGTCTAAATTGTAAACAAACATTAAGATACCACTATATCTAGTGGTTGGGGCTAACGCATCAAAAATGCCTTGTGGTTCCGGCAGATTGCAGGAAAGTCAGCAAATCTTTAGCCGAACCTACCATGGAAACCACAGCGCCACTTTTCGCGTACAGGTCGGCAATGGAATCTTCCTGCCCCTATGGTTAGTCCTTCCCAAGAAAACGCACCCACTGTGTATGCTTGATTGGCTTGCTGTCGAAAGCACAGTGCTCGTCATGATAATCCGGCATCAGTTTCCGCTGGAAACACCTCGTACACGCTGACATACAGCATCCCCGGCTTGTAGTCAGCGTACTCAACCAAGCGTTTTTGGTCGTATACTTTCACGTTAGAGTTATCGTCCGCTGTGAGCCAAAGATATTTCACATGTTCGGCATAGCGCGGGTCTTCGATACGATAGCTCTGCCCCTCTTTGATTTTCAAATGACGTGCATTTGCTTGGGCACGCGAAAACTCAACGAATGCGCCGTAGTCGCCAATCACGATTCGGTTATACCCGCTGGCAATGACCGTGCCGCTTCTGGTTTCGAGTTTGGTCGTATCGCCGGACATATTGCACCATTCCGGCAAAGTTTCTTCAAATTCTGCCCGCACATCCTTGAAAAAGGTACGTGGGATGGGCTTGTACTTGTATTCGTCGGCAAGCTGCTCTTGATATTTAAGCATCCGAGCGCCGGTTTCCGAGATTTTGTGCTTCATGATTAACTCATCCACTTCTTTTCCCACTGGTCGTACTCAGCGACTTCTCGTTTTACGGTTTTGCCGTCTTTCTTATATACAGTGATACGTTGTGCATAGTTCACCGTGTGCTTTTGTAGCTGTTGCAGAGCTTCTTCCTCTGAGCTTGTTTTTGTAACTCCGCGATAGGAACCACCAGAGCCTAAGATTTCGGGTTCGTACCAACCTGTCTCATAATGCACAGTCTGTTTGACTGCTTCATCCAGAACAACTTTCCCCTGCTCACCGTAGTCACCCGTATAGCTGCTTCGAATGATTCGTGCGGCACGGTCGTTCTCCTGCTCTTCGTAGGCTTTTACAATAAAATCGACGTAGGTTTTGAACTTCTGCTCGTCACCTTCGCGATGCGCTTCAATGAGTTTTCCAATCGTGACAGCGTTGATTTGGCTCATGCTTTTTTCCTCTCTTTCTACTACAATTATACTCTTCCGCTGAACTGAAATGTGATTTTTTGACGATTGTTAGCGGAAAATTCATAATTATGGAGCAGGACACCCCATCTATAGCCGTAAGGCTTAGGTGGGGAGGAATGCGTTTATTAGAAAGGACTAAGATACAGCATTTCCTGCTTACCTCCTTTCAATATTTAGATGATTTGTATCCATGCTCCCGCATGGCAAACAACTTGAACTTTGGAAATTGCTACGGACTTGCTTTTCCCATTAGCAGGAATCAAAAGTCTTGTGCCTTTATTATGGCACCCGCTTGTAATGTATGTTTTACCTTCGAGACGCACAGTGTCGTATGGCTGAATTGCATAGCGCTGCCTTCTTATAGAGCGACGGCCCTTCGACACCTTTTTGCTGCGGTACTTGTGAAAATTTTCAGAATCCTTTTTGTGGTTTCTGTTTATTCTGCCATTAAAGAGTTCTTTGCCTTTTGCCTTATTGCCGGTGCGAGCGTCAATATAAGTGGCATCATAGAATTTTTCCAGCACACGATTGTTTCTGCATCGTTTTTGGTAATGCCTAAACACGCAACGATGTGCCGGATGATAATCTCCCATTGCATACGCATCGTTGTTGTGGGTTTTCTCTATGCCAAGAATGATTCGCTTTTCCTTTGTCATCGCACCATAAGTGATGGTCACAAATTCCTTACCGTATGTGGCGTGCAGTGCATCTACTATCTGCCAGCGAACAGCGTTCATAAACGCTGCGCCCGAAAGGTTAGCAAACTTTTTGTCTTTACCAAAACCATAGAGCTTGCCACCTTTTTGATGATTTGCTGGCGTGTGGCATTTTTCACACGCTGTAACCAACTCATCAAGCTGGTAGCCGTGTCTTCCTTTCCAGTAGAACATATGATGCATATGTAAAATCGCACCTTCGGTAGCTTTACGCCCACAAACTTTACAGATATAGTTATCGCGGTAAAATACCGCTTCCCGCAAGGTTGCCAAGTTGTAGCGGGGACCTTTCTGGTAGTCTACACCTTCCGGTTTTGATTCGCCTTTCTGGATGGCTTGCAGCAACATTGTGTCAAA